TATGACAAATCTCAAGATAAATTGGATTTATTGTTGGCCAATGAAGATGATAGTACTGGAACTTTAGAAAGCTGCGTTAATTATGTCATAAATGGAGAAGGGTATTTTGCCGGTGTGAATAATTGGAAAGATTTTCAAGATAAATTGGATGAGTATACAAAAACCGCTGCCAATGGAGGTGTAAAGAATGAAATTCAAGTAACTAGCTGGAGAAAATTTAAGAGATGTGTTAGTAAAGCGATCAAGAATGATATTTTCTCAAAAGTAATACATGATAACGTAGGAGAAGTAGACCTCACAAGCGAGATTCAACACAATCTGACAGCTAATCAGGTTATGGTAATCGATATTGCCCGATTAGACGAAAACTCTCAAAGTTTCGTTTTTGGTAGTGTAGCCCGTGCAATATATGAAATGAAACTGGGCGCTGATCGTGATAATATTCCTGATAAGATAATTTTGTTTGTTGATGAATTGAATAAATATGCTTCGAACGATATTCCGAAAAACTCCCCAATTCTACGTCAATTATTGGAAATCACAGAGCGAGGCCGATCATTAGGCATTATTCTATTTTCGGTGGAGCAATTCCGAAGTGCTATACACGATCGAGTTAAGGGCAATTGTTCTACTCATGCTTATGGTCGGACTAATGCTATCGAAATATCAAAAGCCGATTACAAATACGTGCCTAAGGTCTATCAAAATATGATGACGAGATTATCTCCCGGGGAATATATTATTTCCAATCCGGCATTACGATCGATTGTAAATATTAGATTCCCAAGGCCGACATACAAACAATTTCCCAACGGATAATAAACTATGGCAGAGCTGAAAACGCATAAATCCCGCATTGGTAAAGGGCTTATAAACATGCTCATGTTTCAAATGTATGGGGATGAAAAGCTGATCTATCGTGAATATGTTCAAAATGCACGAGACGCTATCAATGATGCCGTCAATCACGGTATTTTAGGAGCTATAACCGATGGTAGAATTTCTATTACTATTGATTCTGCCAAGAGGTTTATAGAAATTAGGGATAATGGCATTGGCATACCCGTAGAACGAGTCGAATCCGTTTTGCTGGATATAGCAGATTCCAATAAGGACGGAGAATCATCCGCAGGTCAGTTCGGCATAGGGCGATTAGTTGGCGGCTATTTCTGTAAAAAATTATCATTTAGAACAACCTACAAAGGAGAAGAGTTTGCTTCGGAAATTGTTTTCGATATTGATGAAACACAGGAAGTGGGACGCATTAGCCTGATAAACAAAACATTCGCCGTGTCGCGATAAGGCTAAATCTACATAGATGATAACGTAAAGGGCTTTTTCGGCCCTATTTTTATGTTACCTCTATAAAGATAGTGGTAATAATTATAAGTCGCTCTTGTAGGAGCATATTTTTCTTTTATTGCTGACAAGTCAGCGCCTTGATAATCCCCCAACATATAGCTTACACATCTTCTGGGTGTTGTCAGAAAAAATAGTTACTTTTGCAAACCGAACCGTCCGAATACTGCGGATGGGTAGAAAGTAGCAAAGAAGACAGTTGCATTACGCACTGTGAACATAAGAGTGGATTTACTCTTTCGCCTAACCGAAATTCTTGCGACCCATTGAGGCGACTCGATGGTGAATTTACATCCGGCAAAGATAAGTCTTACTCAAAGGTGTGTTATGGTCATTGCCATAGCATCCTTTGGGCGTAGGATTTACTTTTCTGGATGTAGGGTTTCGCAAGACCCTCGGTTAGGATTAGTTTCTTCTGCGCCCTTTTCTGTGCCTGTCCCTCGGCGGAGATTATTCTCAAACCGTAGGCGCATGTTACATTTAGTCGAAGACTCCAATAAGTCCGTACTGTGTGTCGGGTATATAAGCCGTGACAAATATGACGCAATGAAGTCCAGCCCGGATCGCTGGCACGCTTATCGGCAACGGCTTCGTTCCTTGTTCCGGGGTTTGACCCGTGAAGGATTCAACACGTATTTGTATCCGTCGTGGGGCTTGTTCGATCTCGTATCAGCAGGCGTTCTGCGGGACACCAAAGCCGAGCTTCTCCGCGACTTCGGTGGTCGGTATGTCTATTCGATGGGTGTTTTTGAGCGCAGCCGGCCCATGTTGACGACTCCGCCATGCACGGACTATCTCGACGATATTTTACTGCCGCAGTGCGATGATGTCCGTCTTACAAGAAATATCGTATTTCGTGACCTTCTTTCGAATGTTTCGACCGTGATGTATGACAATGCCGAGGGAGATCCGTTCATACAGTCCGTATTGGATCATGCCCGGCAACGGGGCAAGCGGTTGCTGGAGATTTGACACTTCGGCCATTAACAGTTGTTTTCTACTTATATCGACCGTCTATCGGTCGGATATGGGTTTCAACCCGACCGTCTTTCAAAATGCTGTTTATGGCCTGAAAAATCGGGTATTTTTCAATACCTGCGATCTTGAGCGCCCGAAGTACCATGTGGTCATCGAGCAACGTCAGGTAATCGTGTTCCGTTATGGTCACATATCTGATGTTTCCTGTAAGTTTCTTCGCCATCGTCGTGTAGATTGAAAAAGTACCTCCCAGTCCGTAAGGGCCGGGAGGTATTGAAATGATTATTTTAACCCAAAATCAGCCGGTATCTCTCCCCAGAGGTCATTGTCCCAATGCCTGACTTCGATCCTGTCGATTATGGCTGACATGATTTGCAAAAATACTTCGGCTTTGAACAGCAAGGTCGATTTACGGCGGGATGCTGTGCGTTTCTCCCGAAACCATGCAATGGCCGTCCGGCTGTCTGTATAGATGATTCCGGGCGTGTAGTCGTGCTCGACAATGTACTTCGCCGCAGCGACTATTCCCAGAAATTCCCCGGCATTGACCGTCTGGTTCCCCGAATCTTCATGAAAAATCTCGACACCGCTTTTCAGATCGATCCCCCTGAAGCGAGTTTTACCGTATTTCATAGAGTGGGACGCATCTGTGGCGATCCCTTCTGTGGGGCGGTTCATCGTCGGATGATATAGCCGTCCTGTTCCATTTGCTGAAGCAGCAAGTCCGCTGCTCCGTGAAATTTCTCGATAACCGCTTCGGGGTCTTGCAGGTCATCTCGTTCTCTGAGTGCCTTCTCTGCTCCGGCTACGGTACGGCTCGCCGGTGAATTTCCGCCCAGCGGATCGAAATAGATGATTTTGTGTCCAAAAATTATTCGTACTTGATAGACCGATTTCGGGATGATGATGGTTTCTATTTTCGCATCATATTTCGGACGCGTTGCCGAAATGACAATGAATCCGTGTCCTTTTCGCATCGGGCGTAACTCCACCTCATACACGACGTTCGGCTTGATAAGCCCCTTCAGATCGGGTGCCAGCAGGCAGATCTTCTTGGGGCAATCATCTTTTTCGCTTACACCACGCAGCCTCCATGTCGTAGAACTGCGGGACACAAACCCGATAATTTCTTTCGTGTCTTTCGACTCCTCAAATTTGAGCTTGATCTTCTCAATACCCATAGTGTTTCCATTGCTTCAAAATTCGATCTCATACTATCAAGTTTATTAAATCTGTTTCGGTCAATTAAAGGGAAAACCCCACACAAATATACCCGCAGTATAGCTGGAAAACAAGTTTTTTGCATATATTTTTTATATGCAACTATTTAATACTGATAATATTTAACAACTGAACGCTATAACCTTTCGTCTTCGGAGAAATGGCTGAAATGTTCATCAGTGTCAGCGAATTGATGCATACCGTAACACTTGTAGTATCTGTATTTTTTACGCCGCAGCGAATCATTACAGTAAATATCTTCGTCTTTGATGTAGAGAATCCCCTGCTCGGTCTCCGGATCATAGTGCTTCGCCCAGTTTTTGATGCGAGGGTTCTCGCCGAAATAGAGTCCTTTCTTCTGCCGCCCGAACACGAAGATGTTATGGATTTGCACATCGGCCGGATCGAAACACTTGGCGAAGTCTGCAAAATCGTAGATGTCCGTATAAAGCATATCTCCGAACCTTTGCGGCGCCAGTTCAGCCATCTTATTGATGGAGTCGCGCGTGGCCGGCCGGGAGCAGATCTCCTCATAGCGCGCCTTGGTTACGCTCTTCTCGGTAACGTAATTCAGGCGGAATCCGTTTCCGATGCTGTCGGTGACATACACCTCGCGGACCAGCTCCCTGTTTTTGATGGCCGAGCGATCCAGCGGGTCCTCGTCGGGTGTGAGGGCCGCGACCAAGATACCGATCACGACGATCAGCCCCAGAAAAATCCATTTGCTGATGCCCAGCAGCGCCAGCGTCCTGTATTGCCGCCGGCTCTCTTTATCGTTCGTCCACTCCATGTTGTTCTTCTTTGTTATCGTATCCGAGAAAAGCCGCAAGATCTCTGAGGAGCTTGGTCAACTGGGACGATTTGGTTATGCCGATCCGATTGCCCCACGGTTTTTCATGGGCAAAGATGGTAAAATCCACCTGTGCTGCATAGGGACCGGGGTATGACAACCCGCCGACGGGCTTCCCGCCGAGAGAAACCATGAAATAGGCTTGCTGGCCGATAACTTCCACCTGATCGCTTATGAGCACGTCATAGGTGGGCAAGGCATCGCTGAGGAGTTTGGCCAAAGGCAGAATCACCTCTTTCGTATAGTTGGGGGTCGTCACTTTCCCGCTGCAACCGGAGCGGACGTGTTCGTCGATCTCCCGGTGGGCCGCTTTGATCTTGGTCTGATACTGCCGGGCCAGTCTGGTTAACGGGTCCCGGGCATACTTTTGCTTGAGAATCATTTCAGAAGTCATGATGAATCGGATTTATGGGTTTATTTGAACTGGAAAGAGTCATAGACCCCCTCCATGTCGTTGTTCGATACACCGATATAGCGTTCGGTGGTTTGCAGATCGCGGTGCTTGAACGTGCGGTTGACGATCATCAGGCCGTATTCCGTTTTACCGTGGTCTTCGTAAACTTTCTTGCCGAGCGTCTTTCGAAACGAGTGCGATGAGAAACGGTTGACGGGAAGCTCGTATTTTTCTTTGTAGCGTCGCAGATGGTAGTTGATAGCCTGCGTCGTATAGGCCCGCCCGGTGCGCTTGCTGAGGAAGACGAGCTGGTTGAGTTCGGGGCGGCCCATTCGGTCGTAGTATTCGAGGTACTTACGCCGCACCGAGTCGTTGATCTTTACGCGGCGTTGCTTGCCGGTTTTAATCTCGTCGACGAAATACAAGTCTCCGGAGAGAATCGCCGCCCAAGTAAGATTTTTCACGTCGCTCACACGCAGGCCCATCGTGCAGGCGATGATGCAGAACAGCGCCCAGCGATATTGCTTATCGCGTTCAAGGTATTCGATGAGTCGGTAATAGTCGGCGCTTTCGAGCGGCTGGGCGGTTGTAGATACTCCTTTTGCTGCCATGGTATGATATTTAGGGCGTACAGATGTACGCGGTTGAACAATGGTTGGTTTTAATTATACATTTTTTGTAATTACATAAAATGTATCATGCGATAAAGGTGGTTCTAATCCGAGTTTATGTAGTAACTTACCAAACAATCGTTTTATAGACTAAATACGAATGTTGAACGTTATATAAGTAACAGTACTAACTGGTGCTAAATTTGCTTGCAGTATTACTGAAAGCGTTAAAAAAATCGTAGATATAGGAAGTTGTTGCAGTAGTGGTATTGTTATTACTCGAAAATATATTTATCTTTGCACTGTTACAAGTCCGGAAGGAGGTAATGATAATGAGAATGTTCAATAAAAAGAAAGCACAAAAAGAGAGGGTTCTTTCGGCTGTCAGTAAAATGATTGCAGATAAGAACGTATGGCTGGATTGTGTTCAGCAGGGAAAACCTTTGTCTTCGCTTAATGAGAAAGGAGTCGTGCTGTCTAAATTGAGATAGCAGTTTCCCATGTCTTCGAAGGAGCAGGACGTACTTACTTTAGACATTGATAAGATAAACGCTCTTTCACCCTACGCTGTTACCTACGACGAGGATGAAAGAGCGTTTGTGTTTGTTACTGCTAACGGGCAGAATTGCTATGTGTCGTTCAGTCCAGACGAAGGAGCTTTGCCTGAAATCAATCGAGTATATTATCTTCTTGTCGGTACTCACCCAAATCAGTGTTTCCGGGAAGACCCAGCCATCAGGGACGCAATTACGGCCATCGTTACCGTTTTTTTTGAAGATCGCAATCGAGTATTGGCTTACTTTTGCGATTTCCAAAATCAGTTCGAGAATCGGCATCCCACTTCATATCCGATGCAGACATTACGGAACCGGCTGTTCAATTTCTGGTATATACGGGCAAACCGGGATGGTCTGTACGAAAAACTGAACGCGACGATCGACCGTGAGGGAAGTCCCAATCATGTCGCCGTGATTTACTGCCGCGATTATCCCCATAAAAAAACCTTGAACAGAAATTTCTCGAAACTGATCGACTACCTTACCTCCGATACGGAAAAACCATAAGAGATGACGCGAATAATGGCCCGGATAGAGAATAAGAACGATGCGGCCATGGCTCGCATTGAGGAACTCCTGCCGCTGGTTACAGAAGAAACCCGAGGATGACCGAAATTCCATCTGTCCGACTTGTTTTTTACTGTGCTGCCTCGTCAATGGCCTGCTGTACGCCGCCGATGGCGGATATGGCTTCATCCATCGTATCGATGGCTGTCTGCATCTTATCGCCGCGCTCGCTCTGCTGCAAGCTTTCCGGCATATTGTCCAGTGCCTCTTGCTCTTCGTCCTTGATCTCCTCTATCTGGGAGATCACGTCATCCAGAGACTCCTTGACTTCCTGAAGGCGATTTCTGCGGTCGTTGTTCATGGGGTCGGTTCATTAAGGGTTCTATCGATCTCTGCGACGCAGCGGCGCACGGTCGCTGCATCGATCAGGCCGCCGAACATCCCGGATACGAATCGGTCGTCGTTCTGCTCGACGATCTGTCGGAGCGCGTTAGCAGCAACAGCAAAATAGAGGGCTGCCATGGGCCCTCTATCCAGTATGTTTTGGATCTTGCGATCCAGTGTCATTCGCTTTTTCATAGTCTCAGACTTTGATGAACCGTACATAACATTGTCCGAAGGCACAATCGCTGTCGTTGATCTCGGCGGCCAGTTCGTCCGGGGTCAGCTTGCGGACCTCGTAAAGTTCCTCGTCGTCTTCGTCTTCGATGCTGCGTGACGGACCGTTGTCATACGCCGTTAAGATTTGCTCGTCGGAAGCGTCGCGCGGCATCATTGCTTGGGGCCAGACGAAAGCGAAGAGTTCTTTGGGGAGCACTTGCGATACTGCGGGAGCTACCCACCGACGGAACGCATCGATGTTCTCTTTGTCGGAGGAGAGATTCTGCCAGTGCTCCCCGACGAATTCCAAAATGTTGGGCAGCGAAGCATCGGCCTCCTGTTCCAAGATGTGCATGGCCCGTTCGCGCCAGAGACCTTGCCCGGCACAAAGTTCCAGATAACGGTTCCTGAGAACAAACAGCCAGTCGATACAGATTTCGTGCAGCAGACCGGAACGACATTCTCCATCCATATCGCGAAGCGTACAACTGCCGTCCTCCGTGAAAGCTTCGAGGGTATAGCGGGTATAGACCGGGATGTCTCCGAGTTTTTCGTCTTCCCCGACTTCTTCCACATAGACGGTGTGGGGCAGCCAACCGTCAGGGCGGACATCAATGCGGCAGAGGTCGGCGATGATTTCTTTGGATATTTTTTCGATTCGTAACATAGTGTAAATCGGGTTAAGCGTTCAGGATCGGCTGCCCGCAATCCGGGCAGTAGACGGTGGTTTTCTTGTCGGCGAAGTATTCGCGCCACTGGCGGCAGAACGGACACTCCTGCGGTGTCTGTTCATGTTTGATTACCTGATAATCATTCCAGCCGTGGCCGTCGGAGAGGGCCTGCACGTAAGCGTCGTATTCGGCTTTGGTGCGGAAGTCGATATGATCGACCACGCCGCCGTGATTCTTGAGCCACTCGTCGGATGGCAGTTCGTTTGTTTTTGCGTACTGGGCAACGGCTTCTATGCCCAGAATAATTGTCGTTTTAATCATGATTAAAAATCCTCTAATTTTTTGACTCCGTAATTCTCGGTCCAGACCGCAACGTCGTCCCAGAGCATGTCGGCATCCATCTCGACCTTTTCGGCGATACGGTCGATCAGGCCGGCATCCTGCTCCGTCACGTCGTAGCCGTGTTCGCGCATCTGCTCCACGGTCAGAGATTCGACGATGTAGTGGCGTCCGTTCTCTTCGATCTGGGCGTTCAGCTCGTCGAGCAGCCGGCGTTGTTCGGGGGTAATGTCCGGCATGGCAGCTTCCAGCCGGCGGAGGGTCTGCTGCATCTGAATGCTGGTGAAGTTCATGGCACAATGTTTTTAAGGAAGTTTCGTACTGAAGGCTTCGATCGAGATGACGGTAAATTCCCGCCCAGATTCGAGGTCGGGAACCGTCAGGGCTTTGAGTGCTGCCAGGCCCTTGCAGCCACCGAACACGCATTCGGGCGGTTCCGGTTCCCTCTGTTGCCCGATGCGGATGAAGCAGCGCTCCGTACCCTCGAAGTTGAGTTGTACGATATTGCAATAAGCGTAACGGGGAACTTCGCCGTGTTTGGCCATGTGCTCGGTCCACAGCCTATCGATGTCAGACTGCACCTCGTCCGGGTCGGTCAGGGGAACGTTTCCGCAATCCTCGCATTGCCCGTCGGAGAAGGTGTTATACCCGAATTCGATAAACTTTTTGGTGTTAGGATCGACAACGGCGGCACACTTGATGTCGGTGCCGCCGCAAATACTGCATACGATCATAATCGATGGATTTTAGTGAAACTTATTTAATCCCAAGAGCAAAAGCAAGGAATGCGAGCGCTCCTGCATAGTGTTCGGAGAGAACTTCGAGTCCTTTCTCAATAGTGCCGTCACGGTCGTCGATCCCGTCTGCTTTCAAACGGCCGTCCGCATCGAGACAAAGAGAGACTATGTTGATGTTCTGAGCCCCGTATCTGCCGTAGAAAGGTATTGTTACCGGATAATCCGAAGCACCGTATTCATCGGGAGTTGGATAAGCCACGACACATCCGCCATGCCGAGCAAGCAGACGTTCGATGAGTTGTTTCATCTCTTGCCGCAACATGCCCTGTTTCTCCTGCACTATGCGGTAATCTCGTATGTCTTGAGCCTCGTTGTCGGGATAAGTACGGCGCATATAGGCCGTAACAGCCGCTTCTGCCGAACCATAGTCATGAACCTCGCTGCTGGTAATGGTGAAGCTGCTTTGCACTTCGTCCGTCTGTATATCTTCGGGCTGCAGGTTATGTACATGACAGAGAATGTCGTCCTTGTGGTCAAGGTCTGTACGGCCGGCGTGGGTAATTTCGATGATGTAGTTTCTGTATTTCATAATTTCATAGGGTTGATTTTAATTCTGTTTTGTCGTGAATTCCTTTTTCCTTATAGAAACTTTCTATGGACATTATAATCTTGGATTAAGCATTTTTTACCAACAGGCAGAAAGCGTCGAACAGCTCCACGACGCATAGGTCGGACACGGGGATTGTGCGTTCTCGACCGTCATCGTATTCCACTCGGACATAAAGCGTCTGGTCGTCTACGATAAACCCGAAAACACAGCAGGTGTCATGGTCTTCGTCACTGATACGGACTGAGTCTCTTTCTGCTTCGAAATTTTGGTTTTCGAACCGAGCGACGATCTCCTGCATCTGCTCCAACAGTTCTTTGTCACGGATGTGGTTCCGGTGCTCCTGCATGGCAAGTTGCTCCCGATCTACATCGGAGATCGGGCATTCGATCGTCAGGCAGTCGGCCGGGACGCCCCATGTTTTCTCTCCGTTACCGATACGGATAATACGTTCGTTTTCCGGTTTGCCCATATTGAGTTCGTCCTGTGAGTCCAGCACGTCGTATTCGCCGGAGTGTTCGTTGTTCGGGTCCTCCCACCGGACCCGCTGTCCTTTTTTGAATGTCGTTGTCATAATTGTAGGTTTTACTTGGTTTCGTCGGGAATTTCCTTTCCCGAATAAGGATTGTAAAGCGGCGTGTTGCCTACCGCCTCTGCATCGATGGCGAAGGCTCCGAGATTGATATCATAGAAAAGTTCCAGTTTTTGCGGTGTCGAAGCCACGATCTTTTCGGCCTCCTGCTGCGGTAATCCGGACAGCATGAGGCTCCGGACGCGGCGGCGGAACATTTCGGGATTGACCGTCGGAGTCGTGGTGACCTCGATCACTTCAATCACGTCGTCTGTGATGGCCAAACGGTCAGGATCAGGTTCTTCCCGGTAATTGTCGGGGACGTTATGTCCGATAAGCGAATGGCTCTGCACATTCTCGGCGGGATATACCTCGTTGTCCTTGCCGAAGTACGGCTTGCCGGAGGCGACGCAGGCGTAATAGACGGCATTGTCGATTTTTCGTCCATCCTTGAGGCGGATGGTATAGACCATCCCTTCCTGCAATATGGGTGTCGCGGTCGTTTTTCGTGTCATAGGATCAAATGTCAGGTCGATTATTTTTTCTTTTGTGCTGCAAGCCAGTCGGGATTCTGCACCATGCGCCAATCGGGATCACCGCGGCGGAAAGCGATAAGCTGGGCGGCATAGTCGAAAGCCTCGCGGTCGTTCTGTGCTCGGTAGTGGAACATCGATTTCTGCCCGCATCGGGGACACTCCCAGACGACCATCATTCCGGCGGAAGTCTCGGCCAATCCGAGCATGTGCGGAACCACGTTGTAGTGCTTCGGCTCGAAGCCGCATTTGTAACAGGTGTAAACGCCGCGATTGTAGCGCCCCTGCGGCGGTACGCGCAGGTTCAAAGGGATATCGATCATATGTTTATCGTTTTAAGGTGGGCTATCATTCGTTCAACCCGCAGATTTCGGTGTCGATAATCGTGATGCCGCTGCCTTCTGGCGCGGTGAACGTGTAATTCATCTCGCAGATGAAGTCTGCCGTCTCCTCCTCAGAGATGGTCTCCGCCGTCGTACTCTCCAGATCGAGGCGGACGGTGATGTAAACTGCTTTCGAGACCATGGTTACAATACCCATTTGAGGAACAGCGCGATGTCGTAGAGCTGTTCGTCGTAGATTTGGAATCCGGTTCTCTTGTCGCCGTCCGTGTCGATACCGTCGGCCATGATGCAGGCTCCATCTTCGAGGTAGACGTCGATGATATTAAGGCGAATATGTTCGCGCCTTCCGTGGAATGACGCGGTAACGGGATACTCCCCGTTCTCCTCTTCCGGTTTGTAGGTTACGCGCCCGCCGTGACGGCGGAGCGTTTCGACGATCCGCTCGCGGGCCTCTTTCTGCCAAGCGTTCGCACGGGAGACGAGCGAGACGATCGGATCGTCCGTGCCGTCTCTGCGGATGCCATCCTCCGTTCCGATGTCGAATCGCATCAGCGAGGCCACGCGCTCGTACTCTTCGTCGTAGAACTTGTCGTACTCGTCCTGAAATTCCTCCTTGTAATGAGTTCCGCTGTCAGGATCGTCGGGGTCATCCGGTTCGACGAATGCCTCGAAGGGCTGCTTGTATTTATCGACCATACAGCCGACGGCCAGATCCGAGGCGATCTCCATGATCGACGAGTTGATCCGGTCTTTGTTTTCTGCGTAATAGTGGTTTAGATTCATGGTTTTTGAGATGCGTGATTTACTTTGCTTCGGCCATAAGCTCCCGGATATTTTCAAGCACAAACTCCAGATCGTTGTCCGAGAGGTGTCCGCAGCTCTCCCAGATCTGGACGTCTGCGCCGCAGCCGTCGTCGAGCGTCAGATAGAGGTCGTCCTTGTCGTCGATGCCCGCGGCCAGCACCGTCGTTTCGTGAGGATCGCCGTGATTGTCCCACCAGAGGGCCATGGAAGGCTGCTCGACATCCTCTAAATCGAGTTCCTTCTTTCCGAGCAGCCGCAGCAGATTCTTGATTTCGTTGGCAAGATCAGAACATGCAGTGCAGCCTTCGAGTCGTTTTTTTGGGGGGGGTATCACCGGCAGCCGAATGCAAGTGTCGTAGCTTTGTTTCCATGTCGTGAAAATTGTGTGTTAAAGAATAGGTCGCCACTCCCGGCGGGAATGACGACCATACGTGCTTTTTTCGATTATTTACAGGACGCTGCTTCGAGTTCCCGAATCTGACCCTTGACTGCCTCGATTTTGGACTGGAGCTCGTCCTCCCGACGAAACGAGGGTGTGCATTTGGTACATCGCATGCCCGTACCCCAACCCGTGTTGTCGATCTGGCGGTGCAGACGCATCTTCTCGTTGCGGAGGCTCTCTTCGAGGCGCGCCAGACGCGCCCGCAGTGTCGTAAGGGAGTATTTTCTCATAGCGTGTTCGGTTTTAAGCCTTCGGAAATTTGTCGGAGAGCAGCAGTTCGGCCAGTGCGCTGTTCTGCGGTATCATGGCCGGGATGTCCGTACGCCCGGGCTTGTAGATTTCGGTAGCCACATTGTAGACATCCCATGCCGTGAGCTGCGGCTTTTCGAGCGAGAGTTTCAGCAGGTCCTCCGTGAAAGCCGAGATCTGGGACTGGTTCAGCGGATAGGTCTCCACTTGAGATGAGAGGCGTTTGTCCGTGCTGTCGTGTGAGACACGTAGGGTCGTCAGCAGGCCGATGACGGCATAGATTTCCAGCGGGGTCAGCACCCGTGCTTTGAGGCGGGCAATGCGTTCGCGATCTTCCGACATGTAGACATCGAAATCCCGAAGCCACTCGTCCACGCGCTCGAACAACTGCTCTGTGGAGACCTTTTCCCGACCGTAGTTCGATACGCTGCGTTCGGGCGAGAGAATGCACTGATTGTGGCATATTTTAACGCACGGCCCTATGGCAGCCTGAATGCCGTCCTGATGAAACGCCACCACGAGCGTCGTGGTCAGCTCATCGGTCTCGTGATCTTTGATGCGAATCGTCGTGTAGATACGGCGCAGGATATGCGCCTCGACGGCCTTGTCTCCGAACTTCTCCTCGACCTGCGGGAGCACTACGACGCCCGGCTCGTTCTTATTGCGGTTCTGTGCGGCGAAGATTTCCTCAACCTCATAGTTCAGGTTGTGTCGGCGGCAGATCTCCTCCATGCGTTCGATCACCTGATAGTGGTAGATGCCTTTGAGCGGCGCGCCGTAGATGTCGTTCTCCTTGTAGGTGCGGCGGAGCGTGTCGAGCGTCATTTGCTCGATCGTGTTGGCCGTGAAGTCGAACTGCGACTGTGCGGCCTCGATAGTCATGTTGGTCATAACGGTTCTGCTTTTATTGGATTCGTTAAAATGAAAAAGGCGCCGTGCATACAGCGCCTTACATGAATGGGTGTCGTAATGTATCAAAGCCGGGCTGCGATCTCTGCAAGGAACTTCCTGTCGAAAGGAATCTTCTCGATGTCGATGGCCCGGGAGCCTTTTTTGCCGGGACGGGCGGCCCATTCCCGGATCAGTTCGCCCCACCGCAGCACGGGCTTTTTGAGCAGCACCTCGATGAGCTGCTCGGCCTGCCGGTGCCAGTCGTGGAACGAGGGGGCCCACGGGGCCCCCATCAAATTCGAAACATGGATGGTAAAACAGTTCTTATCGATTTGTCGGACGGCCGGGTTCTGGCCGATGCCGCGGATCGTCTCCACGATGGCCTCCGTGACGGCGGCACGGCGGGCGTTGTACTGTTCTTCCAACGCCCGTAACGATTCGATCTTCTCTATAATTCCCATATCGAACAAGGTAAAGGTCGGAACAGAAATCCCAACGAGGGACGTTTGACACCAAGCTTTTCACTCGGAGTGGTCATGCCGCACGAGCACTTTCCGACCGGTTCGCCGGAGCCGCACTCGCACAGGTCGATGCCCCAGTGGTTCACGCAGTGGTTGCAGTTGCAGAATTTCGTCGGAGCCCACTCGCCTTCGATATGCAGGGCCTCGAAGGTGGCCCGTGTCATGGAGTTGGAGACGCCTCCGGGAAAGGAGACCGTGATGGCGCCGCACTGGCACTCCTGAATGTATTCGGCTTTGAGCATAGGTCGTAAGTTTTAATCGTCGTAATTGTATATGGGGATAAACTCACCCTCGGCGGTAAAAATGCAGACATTGCTGATGATGACCTTCCGGCACCATGCGCGGTCCCGTTTCCACTTGCGCAGGTATTGCATGGTGCGGAAGATGCCGCGCCATGTAATCGGATAGCTGAATTTCCGCTGTTTCTGCATTTTTTCGTAAGTGGCGATATTCAGGCAGTGGATCATCCACATTAGGCCCATCGTCTGCACGTCGCGCCGCCGCTGACGGATCATGGCGCGGATGATTTTCCTGTGGCCCTCTAAAAAAGATTGTATGGCCCGCTCCTGCACCTGGGCAGGAAGGTCTTCCAACTCGTAGAAGAGGCCGTTGGGTAATTGCATCATCGTCTTTCTTGAATATTGAAAGCGATCCTGAACGGCGGGACATGCTCGTCATGCCACTTTTGGTACTGGGGGCACGCGGGATCGTCGCCCTTCGTGCGGAAATCCTGCCGGATGCGTTCGATCTCCCGGGCCAAAGCTCCGCCGTCTTCGCAGTCGATGGTCAGCGGACGGATATCCGGCACGGCATTCCGGTGCCAAAGGATCGTGAAGGTTCCTTTGTAAGTTTTCATAATTGTCGGTTTTTGAGGTTACAGAGCGGCACCCAGACGGCCTGTTCGCCGAAATCGGTGATGCCTTTTCCGTCGCTGACAGGTTCGCAGAGCGCATCGGCCGATTCGTTCGGTTCGTCCGGGAAGAGGTACGGCTGGGACTCGGGCCAGCAAAGCGGCTTATAATAGGCGTTCCCGGCCGGGGTTTTCTGAAAATGCCGGATGTAATCGTACTCCGGCACGTAACGGGCACCGTTGTCCTCGCTCCCGAACGAAGGATAGCCGATGTCGTTCTCTTCGAAATAGGAAGCGTCGTCGGGAAACTCGACCAGCACATAATCGTTGCTCCATGTCCGTCCGCACTCCGCGCACTGATAAATGCGGGAGGCGGACTCGTAAAGGGAATGTTCTGCCAGACATTGGGGGCAGGCCGGGAATTTGGAAATGTTCGCCATTTCGGAAGCGATAATCTCCATACTGGACCAGAAAAGTTGTTCTCGATAATCATCCGCCATTTTTCGGGCAAGGTACTTCATGTCTTCATCCGAGACATGGCCCGTATCGAATCCCTTACCGGCAAGATCATCCCGGTGTATGGATGCAATCGGGAAATACCCTGAATTAAGCCGGTTCAGCAATGCCTGTTCCGTCTCCGTCAGCGATGGTTTGGATTCGAAATACCCCCGTAGGTCGTCGAGTAATTGTTGAAGCATAACTGTACTTTTAATTTCGTTTCAATCCGAGGGATGTGCAGGCGGCGCACAGGTCCTCGCTGAATTTCGGGCTGTTGCAATAGTTGTCGCCCATCAATTTGGCCAGCTCCTGCAGGTCGTTGTCGGTAGTGTTTTTCGAGTCGTATCCATGTCGTTCGAGTGCCGCACGGTCCAGAAAAGCGATCTCGAACTCCGATTCGGGATCGCTGCCGGACTGCGTCGTTTGCAGCTTCTCCTCTGTGAAGTTGTAGATCTCATCGAGATACTCTTTGTCGATCCAGTCCGTATCCTTGTGCCGGCGGGAGAACTCATCAGCCCAGTGGATAAGCGTCCCGATTGTCTCGCGGGAGTTGCCCGAGAGTCGGAAGCGTCGTTTCCCGGCCTCATAGGCGATATCGGCCAGCGCCTCGGCATAGTCGCGCAAGTAGCCGCTGCCCGAAACCGTCTCACCGGTGAAGGCTGCGATAGCCTCGGCAAAGAGCCTGTGCAGGATGTTATCGCGCAACAAAATGGCTTCCTCGCGCGTGATGCCAGCCACGGTAGATTCGTGACCGTCGATAAAATTCTGGAGCTCGCTTTGGCGCAGCGTATCCGTGCGCTTATCGTGATCTGGAATATTCGCCTCGATGAAGTCCCAGAATGAATCGGTGATATGCAGGTCTTTCAATTCCATGTTTTGCTGTGGTTTATGTATTGGAGTTCGTTGTATCCTCGTCCCAGACTGTTTGTTTGTCGACCGGCGCGACGAGTTCCTCTTTGCTGTTTGCTAATAATAGCTATCACTATACGGTATATCCCCATATCGAATAGGAGTAGCCGCTGCCGCCGCGATAGGCGATGGCACGCCCGGCCCCGTCAAACGCTTTCCAGTTGCACGGCAGAGCCTTGAAATAGCGTCTGTAATCCTCCCCGAAGAAGCGTGTCAGTATCTCGCGCTCGGCGACATTGACCTCATCGTGCGTCAGCACGTAACGCTTGCCATTGAGAACCGTAGAAATGAAGTACACTTTGTAGTCGTCGCAACGCAGGATGTCGGGATCACCCTCCAGATAGCTCAGGGCATCGAAGTCGGGATCGTGCGGGTCGTCGTCGAAACTCTTGGCCCACTCGTACAAGTCGTTATAGTAGACAAAACCTTCGCTGATGGGTGTTACGATCGTCTCCATCGCTATTCCTCCGTACGGTCGTGTACGGGCACCGGATAACGAATGCCCGTAAGGTCTTTGAAACGGGAGTCGGAAGTCTTCAGGTAATTACCTCCGAACATATACCATTTGCCCCTATTGACAATGGGTTCGGCATGAATGTAGTCGAGATTCTCCCGATAGACCAGTTTTACGACGCTATTCACGTCGATGCCGTTTTCGAGGCAATAGTCGGCCACTTGGGCGAACGAGAGGTGCGGGGCAAACAGTTCGAGAGTGTCCGAACGGCTCGAAACGCCGTCGTTCGTACAGTCGCCCAGTGCGTCGCGCAGCACATAGGTCGTAAGGAAATCCCGGTACCGCACGATCTGGCAGGGCTCGGGGAACTCCCCGGTCATGTAGAACACCTGTCCGAGGCGGTCGGCCCGCTCGCCGAGCCCTTTGGCAAGCACCGCCTCCTGTGCTTTACGAGCTGCCGAGGCGTAATGCCCCAGCAGCGGAGCATCGGGCAGACGTTTGGTATGCCACACCTCTTTGGCGATGGCAAGCATCTCTACCTCGATGCCCAGATGATCGGCAGTAAGCAGAATGACTGCCTCGCCGATGTATTTGGCTATTTTTTCGTCTTGCATGGTGGTATGTATTTATTCGTCTATTTCAAATTCGTCTTCGCGGACTTCGATCTCGCGGCCGCTGTCGCAGATGCGGGCACGCCATGCGTACTGGAGCCTTTCGATAAGTTCGATGCGACGGTAGCCGAGGTATGGCAAGTGCATGGTGGCGGTGTCGCCGACCTGCGGTTCTCGTTGTGTGTACATAATAATGGTTTGTGTGTTTGTTAGATGATTCAGTCTATATCGCATCCAATGAAGGTCTGCTCATTGATGAGCAGGTAGTAATAACCGTTGCCGCATCCGCGGTACTCTTTCGAGAATCCGGCGTTCAAGTCTCCGGCCTGATGGTAGCCGTCCTCCTTGTCGCAGGGCTCCACCCAAAGCGAGCCGTCGTAGCCCCGGAAATCGAACCGTTCCGAGTGGTACGGCGTGCGGTTCTTAACGGCCTCGCAGAAACACCGGTAGGTCATTTCGCCACACCATTTGCGCACGGCTTCGAGCGTGATGATCTGCCCGTCGATACGTGTGCCGGTCGTAATGCCGTTTTCGTAAAGGCCCTTGCTGTAATCGGCATGCTGGATTTTGCGGATAAACGGGCTCGTGAATCCGGCTTTGGCGGCTTCGCGCTGGAACTTGCGGATCAGGCGGCGATTGACTTCCGCGGGATCTTTGGCCGACTCCGGCCAAAATATCTTTTCGATTCTGTTCCAGTCACTGAATCTGAAGCCTCGCCGTCGTTTGCCGACAGCTATGATGCCGCAAACGTTTTGATCGCGGTTGTAAAACAGACGCCGACGCCGTCCCTGATACTTGATGTACAAAGAATTCGGTGTTTCGGGATTGCGGAGATATTGTTCTGCTTCGTGCATGTTATTTCAGATTAGATGATTTGTACTCAGGCATTTTTTCGTTCTGCGCCCGGCAGAACGAGGTCTACGGGGATCGGAACTCCGGCCCGCCGGCACATGGCGGCGATCCGGTCGGAGAGCTTGTCCATGTCGCCCAGTGCGAGCGCCGTGCGGATGACTGTCTCGTCCCACGCTGTTACGGTACCCGTGGGACAGAGCTTTTCGTTGATGAATTCTTCAAGTGTCATATCGGCCGCTTACAAATTATTGAGTCCGAGTACCATGCGGGCGGCATGCACGGCGTTGTCGGTAAGTTGGCGCTGCCATGCCTGAAACCTCGGAGACCATTTGAAAGCCCGCATCTTGAGCTTGCTTCGCACCTCTTCCGACGGTATCGCATCGAAAAGGATTTGCAGGCGATCTGCCTCATAGTTCCACACCACCTTGCCGCCCTCGAATGCTACTTCCTTGTTTTCCCGGCCAGCAGTCTCTTCGGTCTTCTGCCGGACACTACGGGCCACGTCGGGTAGCTTGAAGAGCGAGTGCCGCTCGGTGATGATCGGCTTTTGACACTTGGCGTTCCACTCCCGGATACGGGCGACGGCACGGTCCACGATCTCGACGTTGCCGTTCTTTGCATGCGTGGCGATACGCCCGAAGAGGTTGGAGACAAAAAGAGCGCGGCTGTATCCGCGCTCCTTACCTGTATCGAGGTTATGGATCGTCTCGGCCGTGCTGTCGATATCGGCCTCCACTTTCCGCCACAACTCGTCGGCGCGCTGGTCATCCGTCTTCAGAGACTCCCTGTATCGCTCGACGACTTTGAGTGCCCGTTCGCGCCACTGGCGGAATGCCTCGTACTTGTTGCGGTAGGCGTTGTTCGCCTTCTCGTTGCGCCGGTAGTTGAATCCCGAACGACCGGTGACGAAGGCGCTGGCCACGCGGCTCTCCGAAGCCCAGACGCCCGATAGGTGACTCTTGTAGTTCGAGAGGTACTGCTCCCGCTGCTCTTCGGGCATGGCCTGAAGGTCCGCATGCAGCTCCCGTTCGTATTGGGTAAGCTCGTCTTCGCCGACGATGTCGGGATTCTGCGAGCTCCAGTAGTGGGCATGGTAAGCGGCATCCCACAAGTCTTCGAGGTAGCCCGGATGGCTCGTCTCGACCACCTCCCACCCCTCGAACTCGTGGGGTTTGATGATGCGGGACTGGTCGCCCTCGCCGATGAGATGGTCGAAATTCCTGATACCGAAGCGACGCTCGCCCCGCCAGCGGAACGGCACGGGAGTGCTTGTGGGATCGTCCTTGCGGCGCACCATCGTAACGCGGTGCGCGTTCTGTTTAGTCAACATGATTGCTTCCATGGTCTGATGAGTTTTATCGGTTATTATTCGGTTTTGTTTTGATCTGTGAGGATTTTGCGGCATTCCTCCCGTTCGCGTTCGGGCAACAGCGAAAGGATCAGTTCGTCGGTGACCAGTGCCGTAGCTTCAGTAAGGGCGTTCATCAGCCGCTTGGGCGACGGATGATCGCCGAAGGGATGAAAGCCGCCGAGTCCGTAGCTGCTCCAACAGGAAGAATCCGGGCGCTTGTGCCACACGGCGCAATGCAGTTCCGGAACGACATTGCCCGTGTATTCGCGGAGCATACATCCATAGTCGTTCTTGCGATATATGGTCTCGTCCCGCCACCAAAGGGTCAGTTTGACGAGTTTTTCATTTTCCCGAATCGTGATGCTCCGGCAGAGTTGTTTTTCACCGCGCTCCACAAAACGCTGCAAGTCAAAACGGAAACCGTTCCGGCAGCGGGCATCGATCGCCTCGACGGATTTTTTACTGATTGTTTTGGCCATGATTTATCGATTTATTGAATGGATAATGCGAACTCCGGAAACGGCAGCTCCGACCCGAAGATGCGCAGACGTTCCTTGCGATCCCGTTCCTTTTGCCGGGCGATCAGATGGTCGATCGTAGCCCGGCATTCGTCTTCGAGCTGTTCGAGGCCGGAATCCCCGAAGTACCCCCAGCAGCTTTCGAGCACGTCATCCTTGTCGTCGGCCGGGGTAATTTGGAAGCCGTACACCTCGCCCCGCAGGTAGCTGTCGTAGGTGTCGATCTCGCCTTGCAGGTATCCCTCGATCTTCCGGCGGCGGGCGGCGGTCAGCACCTTCCAGCCGTACTCTTTCTTGACTTTCCCGATGCTCACGGCAACGATGCCGAACCATCCGCTGTCCCACGGGCAGGAGAACGGTCCGGAGGAGATCGTAAGGCCGCTGTGGTCGTAGAGGTAAAGGTTCAGGGCGATATATTCTTTCAGGAAGGATTCCCGCAGGTTGCCCGGCCGCTCGTCGCAGACCTTGTCAAAATCGAAGTGCTCGTCGAACTCCTTTTCGGGACGGTAACGGCGGTGCGCAGTGAAGAAAGTGCCGAGGTTGTCCCATTCGCGGGGACTTTCCGGGCTCTCGTCATAGTAAATGTCGATATGATGCCCGTTATATTCGATTCGGTTGTATAGGTTCATATACTTGGCATTATGGATTCGTTATCCGGCATAAACAGCCTTCGGATATTTTAGTTCGTACATGAGTTTCAGATAATGTGCAGCCGTGCTTCCCATCTCGGGGCGGACCGTCCCGCCCGGATAATGGCATCGCATGTATTTTCGCCACAATGCGTCGTTCTCTTCGGTCATACTCATGTTATGGTTGTACTGAATGACAAGATTTTGTGCGCGGCCGTAAAGTCTGTGGCGGCCATGAACGGCGCGGATGCGCTGAATCTGCATCGTCAGGTCCTTTTTGCTCTTCATGTCTGTCGGAGTCGTCATGTCGGTATTCGGCGGTTCGATAATGGCAGTCAGATGTCGTTCCGGTAGTCGAGCGGGTATTGCTCGAAATGGTTTTCGCAGATGATCTGGTTACGCTCGGCATCGCTGGCGAAGGACTTCCATTTGTAACCGTAGTCTGCGAGCAACGTTTCCTGCTCCTGTTGCGAGAAATCGGCAGCATCGATCTCTCCTTCCATCCACAGCATGCGGTCGGAGGCGAAGGCGCGCACCTCTGCGTCGGTGTGCATGTCTCGCAGGAAAGCGTCGGGATCGCCGAGGTATCGGTCGAGGATATGCTGTGCGGGAGTGTCGGCACCGGCTAACAGGTCTCTGTGGTAGATGTTGGGCTGGCAGTACCAATACTCCGACTCCGAGATCCGCAGGCAGAACTGGAGCGAATCGGGATCGGTACATTCGATGCCCGGTGTGAACAGACGGTTCATTGGTACATCATTTTGGCGACCTCGCGGATCGTGTCGTCTTCGAAATGTCCCAGCGGGATCAGTGCGCAGGGATTTCCGTCCTTGTCGAGCGTGATGTTCCTGATGTAGAGCTCGCTTCGGGCATCGAACACGGTCGGTTCGCCGCAGTCGTTGGTAAGGTCCCACGGCTGGTCGCCGTTGCGTTTGAGGTTGTCTGCTATATCGAGCAGCACTTCCGATATCTCCTTCTCTTCCATTTGAATAGAGTTTTGATTGTTTGAAAAAATGACACGACTACCGGTGCGGGGCATGGCTTTATCCCTCCGATGAATAGTCTTCCGGAAGGATCCTGAGGCACGGCGTGTAGCCAGCGCCTCAGGATCCTGTCAAGGAAGACGATCTGAAATATCCCGGTCCGTCGTATCGCGCCTGCCAGGCATGCGGATTACTTCGTCTTACGCTGACTCCACTCCTTCATCTTCTTTTGGATGTCGATGCCGTTGTCATCGAGCATCTTCTTGAGCATGGCCAGCATGCGCCAACCCCCGCCGTTCTTGTTGCGGTCGGCCTGAAGCGAGAGGAAGATGAGCGATCGGTCCTTGTCTAACTGTTCGCCATGATCGTCGATAAGCGTACAGCCGTGGAAGCGGAGCAGGTTCTGCATGGTATATGATGCCCCTGCGCCCTTGTAGGCGTCTATCCACGCCTTGCACTGGGGCGTTTCGCGCGGCAGTCTCACACGCAGGTCGTCGAACGCTTTGGCAGCATTGTAGAGCTGTGCAGCATTCTTGGCAGACCTGATCCGTCCCGCGGCACGGTTCAGCGGTCCGTAGAGTTTGTTGTAAAGATCCTGCTCGAAGATGTTCTCTCCCCCGACGCGCTTGTAGGGAACACCTTCGCATTTCTTTACGGGCTGCGCACCCACGTATCGGGTCAGGTTTTCGACATACTCCTGCGCCATAGCCTCGACCACGCGGACATTGAACCAGCGGTTGCGCTCGGAGAAACTCGCCAAGTCGCGGGACTCCATCTTCATCTGGGCGTGCAGCTCGTCAAGAAGCATCCTCCACTGGTACTCGTACCCCATACGGTGGATCATTTCCGTTACGCCCACGGGCTCCTTGCGGAACCTCTCCTTGTACGAGAGCATGTGGAACATCTGAGCCATGACCCAGCGGCGGAACAGGCGGCGGTTGGGAACCGTACCCTGCGAGAGGATAGCGCGGAAGATCGGATCGTCGTCGGCGAGAATCGACAGCTTGCCATCCTTGTTTGAAACGACGTACTCGCCGCCTGTCGAACCCTGCATGGCGAACAGATTGCTCACATCCACGCCTGCACGGCTCAGCGCCTCGATACGCTCCTGCGCCGTTTTGGGCCGTTTGGCCGGCGCCTTGTTTTCTACGGCTACGGCAACCCCGTTGCCCGTAACCGCAAACTGCGTCCCGCACGCGGGACAAGTGGCATTCGTCTCTTTCGTTTTTCTCATCTCGTTTGGATTTTTAATTGGTGATTGATTGGTTGTTATAGTCAGGCTCTACCCACCTGCGGAGTATTACCAGATCCTTGTCTGCCGGACTCTGCCAGAACCAGCTCCCCATCGTTTCGGGATTCCACTTCAGGCCGTGCAGAATCTGACAGAGGACATATAGCTCCAGCTCGGCCTGCGCCCTGTCGCGCCGCTCGCCGTAGAGCATGTCCTCGTCGTCCAGCTCCCTTTCAGGCAGGGCCGTGAAATACCTGCGCGACCGACTCTCGCTGCGCTCCGAAGGAATGGAGTGCTTGTAGCGGCGGTAGAGTTCTTCCACGTTAGCGAAAAACTCTTCTTCCGTACAGGGTGGCACACCCAGCTCGCCATCGTATTGTCCGTTCCGGATAACCGGCTTGCCACCGAGTCTGAGACTGCGGGAGGAGAAGTCGATGAAGAACTTCGTTCCCTCTTCGACGGCCTGCACGGCCTCTTGATAGATATTGCTCATCGTTGTTGTGTTTTAATTATTTGCACTCGGATCGCCGGCGCATGGCTTTATCGCTTCGATATGTACAGTGGAAACCAGGGGCCCAGAAACAAGGGTCCGCAGTCTCTGGGCCCTGGTGGCACACTGTATCGTTGAATCCGATCCCTCGTGCAGTATTCGGGGCTGCGCTGCCCCTTTGGGAAGCCTCATCCGGAATGGCACATGGCTTTATCCGCTCGACGCTGCTCTATTGAAATCCTGACCCTGACACTCCACGCTGTACTGCGTTTGTTTGCGAGATTCTCAAAATACCGGCACGTTGCTTTATCGGTTTGATGTCATGCCGGGCTTGAAAGCCGGAATGGCGCCGGCGGAAGTAGTGATCGCTACTCTCCGCCGGCGCCCGAGGGCTGTATTGGCCTCGGCAGGCTGAAACGTATTCCCCGGAATCACGCTTTTTTTCCGTGCTGAAATGAAATTCTCATCATGGCGGCACATGGCTCTATTTGCCTGATGTCAGCCAGTAACGCATGCAGCTCTTGAGGAGTCTGAAGGTGCCGATTAGGGACCTTCAAGACTCTCGATAGAGCTGCATTGCGCTCTGGCGCTGAAATCCCATGCCTCGAACTTCGTCCGGTGTGCTCCGGTATTTCCGTGCGGATGCCTGACAGGCGGCACATCGCTTTACTCCTTTATGATATTTACAGGTAAATACCAGTCCGGGATGGGATTCACCGGTTGATAGACCGGTGAATCCGAGATGGGACTGGTTATGCGACCTGTAATATTGAATTTCCTGTCCCGCATCCGCCTGCCGTGTGCCCGGCGTGAGTTACAATGAGGCCACCAATGTATTGTACGCCCCTCGGCTGGTTACAAACGCCCTGTGCATACATCCGATCGTGAGATAGCCGTCGATCCTGCCTCCGGCCTTGGTGCGGTTGGCCTTCACGTTACGGCCGCGGCCCCGGACGATGCAGCCCTCCGCCTTGGTCGGGACGTATCCCAGCCCGCCGAGTTTGCGCCTGCCCGTCTGAATGGCCCGCAGACAGTCCATCACGAACCTGTTCAGCTCGTCGATGTCGCGCTTCACGTTGCACACCGGCAATATCTGCGTCGCCCAACTGAACTCACCGTCGCCCTTGTAGAGGTAGCGGTTCACGGCGTTGACGGCTTTGGCGAGCGTCGTACGACGTTGTTTGATTGTGCGATGCTCGATCTCCTTCTGGAAGGTCTTGATGCGGCTCGAAGAGAGCGAGATTTGGCTCCCCCGGATGCTGAAACCGAGGAACTTGAACCAGCGGTCGGCCGTCAGGTACTCCACCTTCTTGGGGTTGAGCTTCATGCTCATCGCTTCGAGCCGCCGTTCCAGTACGCTCATCGCCCGCTGGTAGTCCTCTCCGATAAAGAGCATGTCGTCCGAATAGCGGACATAGTAGCCGTTCATTCGGGAGAGTTCTTCGTCCAGATCGTAGAGCAGCACATTGGCCAGCCAGCTCGCTACGGCGCATCCCTGTTTGAGAGACTGGTAGTGGTTTTGCAGTTCGTTGTGCTCGTCGAAGTAGAGGTCACAGTGGTAGTATTTGCGGAGTACGTCGATGAGAGCCGAGTGGCCGTATTTGGCTTCGACCTTATCGAACGCCGCATCGACGAAGGCGATCGGCACGCTGTCGAAATACTTGCTTAGATCGGCTTTCCAGCCCATGTAGCCAGCTTTCGCGGCTTCCACGATCCGGCTGCTGACCTCGCGGACGACCTTGCCGCAGCCGATGCCCCGCTGGTAGGATTTGCACGCAGGGTGGATCATTTCGGGCATCAGGTCGAACAGCAGGTCGTTGGCAATGCCCAGCACCACGCGGTCGATGGGTTCGTTCACATAGACCGTGCGGTACTCGCCGTTCTCCTTTGGGATCTGAGCGGTATGCGGCGGAGAGATCGCATAACTGCCTTGCATCATGGCGTCGGCCATGGCAAGTCGCGTATGCTCGTCGGTCAGCCGTAGAAGTTGGTCTTTGCGGATGTCCTTATCCACTCCTTTGTCAATGGCACGTTCCCAGCGGCCTATGTCAAAGAACATGCGTAAGATTTTGTCTTCCATGGTTCAGAATATTTCATTAAGTGCTTCATACAGTTGATAGACCATCTCCTCGGCAGCCTCCATGTCGCTAACGATATCCTTGATGTGATATGGGGCGCCGTTTTGACCATGGCCGTCCGGGCCGATCCACAGATAGGCTTCCTCGTCGACGTCGAAGCTCTCGTAATACCGTTTGACCTCTTCGATCAGTATCGCCGGATTGCCGTCAGTCATCGTGGCCGAGAAGTTGAAGTCCTGACCAGCGGGTGTGAATTGAGAGAACTCGAACTGAATACCTCCCTCTTCCGTTTCGTCGGTACTGACACTCCATCCGTGCTGCTCCGCCTCGAACACGATCTTTTGGATGCTTTCGTCTGAAGAGATTCTGTCTTCCATCGTTCGGATATTTAAGATGTTATTTTGCTGTTTATCTGTTATCAGTATCGACACCTACCTCAAAACCATAGAACATGGCGTAGCTTGTAGCGCGGTCTTCATCGGTCCAGTCGGCGAAATATTTGCGCCACGTAAGACCACATTTCGTGTGGCGCTCGGTGATGCGAACGATTGCCATCTCGTCGCCGCAGAAGTCGAAGCGGGCGAGAACCTCGCTCGCGATGGTTTGGCGGTTATTGTCGCGCCAGTTGTCCTGCTCCCACGACGGCAGCTCCGGCGGAAGATGGGGTGCGAACCAACGCCAGAAGTCGGACGTGTCAAGCAGGCGGGCCGGCTTACCCGCAAAGTCGTTCCATGCCTCGTGGCAAGCTTCCTGCAACGTGGGGAAGCCTACGGGGAAACGCCCCTTGTCGTTGCCCACGCGCAGGTGTTCCTCCCATTTATGGTTGCAGAGGATGAGCGTCGCCTCGTCGGAGACTTCGAAGCTCGGCTCGAAGAACTCGCCGCTGGCGATGCGCCACGAGCCACCGGGGCCCGATGTGTCGCGGAGAATAAAGCAGGGCTGTTTCTGATTGTCCTCGGGAAATATCTCCCAGAACTCACGACAATAGCCTTCATCGTCGTGGTGAAATTGTATCTTCAGTTCTTTCTTTTTCATCGGTTTTGTTTTTTTTGAGGTCTGGTCGTCGAACTGCGCCTGATGCTCCGGGCATAACTTGACGTAATACTTTCTTTCGGCCTGCCGGCGCTGGTAACTCTCGTCGCTTTCATCGGGCCTGCGCGGGGTTTGCCCGCAGGCGAAATGCTCCACGAGTACGCATCCGCAGGCGTGGGTGATCTCGATCGATGTACTAAGGGTTTCGATTTTCGCCCCTTCTTTGGGCACGGCGTCGCTTTCGATGAAGCGGACCTTATCCAGTGTGTCCATAGTTTTCGTAAATTAAGGTAATGGGATGTCGTTGATGCCTATTTCCCGCTGGGATAAGACCATTTTGTCGAGCTGCTCATGCGGTACGCCGCGTCGCTCCAGATACTCGCGGAACACCTGCGGCGTGGCGCTGTCGAAGACGATGAACCGCCCCGACGAATAGGCGAAGGGAATAACGCCGGCCATGAAGAGGCTGGCAAGGCTCTGCGGAGCATTGTCGATGACAAGAACCAGCCGCTCCGGCGTCTTCTCTACCTCCTTTCCGGCATATTTCGGATTGTCGCGCAGTCTGTTCCCGTCGTAGAGCTCGCAGGCGCGCTCCACGACAAGACGGCGGTTTGCAGGGCTTAATTCGGCGTAGAAATGTTCGGCAGCACCGCCGCGGAAGGTCCGGTAGAGATAGTCCCATTTCTCCCAGAAATGTCTGAACTGCGAGCCAAAAACCGCATCACACTCTTCTTTGCTCCAAGCATTCCACATGTAATAAAAGAAGCTGGAGACGATCTTTTCCTGTTTTCGGGCTGTCATATCTGTTGCAGTTTTTCGAGAATCTCCGGCAGCAATACTTCTTCGGTGTAGAACTCGTCGTGCGTATATTCGCCCTGTGCGATGTATTTGAAGCCTCCGTCGGAACCTATCAGTAGCCTGTGGCAGTCCAGACTGCCGTTAAGCTGCTCCTCTTCATCCAGATTTTCTTCGTTCAGCTCCTCTTTGCCTATCTCCACGAAGGCCCAGCGCAGCTCACCCAGCAACTCGTCGATGTCGGGTAGGTCGTGCCGGGACGTATCATAGAAATCGACCGCCCAGTCATGGAAACTCAGTCCCCGGAACGAGCTGTCGCCTACAAAAGACCGGGCTGCTTCGAGCCGCCGGAGCTGGTTTTGTTTCCATTCTTCCGAAAGCGTGATGATCGCAAAGTCGCACGAATCCCATTCGCTGTCCGTGTGCGCCCTGACCAGAATATGAGAGGTCGGTTTGTCGGATAATTGCATGATGTTGAATTTTAATCCGTTGTCAAAATGTGAATTCCACCCAAACGACCCGATCCCCGCGAAGTAGTCGTTCGTGGTTCACGTCGTCGAAGCGGTGAGTGCTGTACTTTTTGGCCTCGCGGCTATACTCGCCGCGTACCCATACCGGGGCCGTGTCGCTGGGCGTAAGGCGGAAAAACTCGCCACGTTTGAGCAAGCGTATCGTTTTTGTCTGCATCGTGTAATTGAGTGTATTTGATAAGAAATAGTCTCAACTAAGCGGAATCGGTTGTAAAAAGGGCATAAAAAACACGGCCTTTTCGGCCGTGCTTCATTTTCCCGCTGTATATTGTTAGGTATGGGTCTGCCAAAGGTCGTCGCGGTTCTCTGTCCATGCGCAAGACTGGTCGGGCGAGCCGTGGTAGAGCAACCCGCCGTTCATGATGAGCTGCCCGTCGGGACTGTACAGTCTGAATCCGAAACTGTAAGGCGCGAAATCGCTGTGCAGATGGAGCGTGCGCCCGTCTCTCTCCCAACTTTGGAGCTTGTCGAGACACTCTTGCAGGGATTTGTCTCCAAGCGTCGCAGCGTATTCCTGCGCTTCGCGGAGCCGCTCTTCGCATTTGATTATCATAGAGAATGATTTTAGGTGATGTAACAAAAAAACGACCCGCATCGACGGGCCGCTCTGGTTCGTAAGTTAAGTAAGTATGCCTACCGCTTCCAGCGGAATATTACGGAGTTTTCCTTGCCTCCGCGCGTGTATAGGAAGTCGTGGCGCTCGATGCCGTCGAGATATTTCATCGCAGGATCCTGCAAATGTGTCGTGAGACTTCCGATCATGTAGTACGCCTCCACCTTGCGGGCGATCTTCAGGTTGTCCACGCCATATTGATTACCGGAATCCATACCGGGCCGCCACTTATGTGTGATGTAGCTGCCGATGACCACCTGCGGGCGGTATCGCTTTACCGCCTCGTGTGCATCCAGTTCAATGATGTCCGCGGGATAGCGGATCGTGGGTTGCCGCATCAGGTCATAATATGCCTTGACTTCGGGCCACGACTGCATCTTGTTGTCGGTCGTGGGTATGCCGAGCGCACGGCCTATTACGCCCATGCCGGCCCCGATTTCGATGGCGCGCTTTCCGGCAATGATACCCGCGAGGTATGCGATCAGTTCGGTCGTAGGCATTGTGTAGAGTCCGTACTTGTGCAGGAACATCCGAAGCTGCTCGAAACCGCACTCTTCGACCATTTTCGAGGGTATGGGCCGGACCATTCCGGACGTTGCGCCTGTCAACTCTTCCAAGCGGGATGTGTCTACCTCCGAACTAATTGCGAAATTTGAACCTATCAGCATTGTAATACGTTGTGTAATAGTTAGTTATACCAAATATAACAATGCGAACATTTCCCGCCAAATTTTCGCCGGTATTTTTGCTTCGTTGCCGATTGCTACGGGCGTAATTCTGCCGGGAAAACGGGCACCGCACACCGCGCTACCGCTGGGCATGCGTGGAGAATACCAGCTCGCTACGCCGCTCACACCGGATGCGGGGACGCTTGGCGCGTGACGGCGCGAGCGAGGGATAAGCGGCGGCAAATTCACGCCGATACTGTGCGAGTTTATGTGCGGGGATGTCCCAACGTGCGGGCATGGCAGTTGTGTTGTTCATGATCGTAAGGGTTTGAGGTTTATAAAAAAGGCGCACCGAAAGCCGGTACGCCGCAATTTTCCACGCCGCGCCGTCGGGAATACTCTTGGCGCACCGTGGATGTGGGGCCGTGTAGATTAGGCCCTCTGTCCTATGGTCTCGACGTGCATGCCGTGCGCGGAACTGGGATAGAGATTCATGGCCAGATTCGCGCTGAACGTGCGTTGAAATCCGTGTTTCTGCGGCTTCTTGTGCGGCCGCTCCTGTTTGGCCTGCTCGAACATTTCTGAGCGGTACGGGCTGACGGTGTTCGGCTCCGGGCGCGTGTCGCGCTTTTTCGGGACGAAGAGTTTGGCCCATGTCTGCTTCCAGTTCTCCCACGTCAGGAGCTTTACCCAGCCGTTGTGGACGTAGAGGACGACCCCGCGCTTCATGGCCTCGCAGACGATGCGGCCCAAAAGGGCTGAGGGCTTGCGGTAGCGCATAACCTCGGTGCGGTCAGAGGCGATGGCGACGAAAAACTGCGTTTCGGAATAGTCGATTTCGGGCACAGTTACCCCGTAGAGTTGGCAATAATTGCCGATGATTTGCTGCGGTTTCATGGTTTTGCGGTGTTTGTCTGTGAATTTCGCGGGGGAAAAGCGGCTTCGCGTCCGGGCATAATGCCCCCGCGATTCCGGCGGGAAAATGCTTTTTGCCCGTGCGGTTTACCTCGTTACGCATAACGGAACGGGGCATGAAAAACAGACCGCACCTTTTTCGGGCGCGGTCTGTTCGCAGTTTGGATATGTCGGGGCGGTTTATGCGGCGGCGGTTGCCGGTGCGCTCTTTCCCGATGCGGTCGGAGCGGTACGGCGTGCGGGCTTCGATGCGATCGCGGCTTCGCTCTTTTCGGCTTCTTTGTCGATGGCTTCGGCCTTCTTGACTATGAGGCTGCGATAGGTGAATTGCGCCATAACAGCCTGCGTGTGCTGGTGGATTGCCGCCTTTCGGTTTTCGGGTTTGCAGACGACGATATTGTGCCCGATTTTGACGTTAAGGCCCGTTTGCCGCAGGGGTATTTCCGATTCGAGTGCGGCCGCGATTTTCCCCTCGCTGTTGGTGCGGTAAATGAACCGTTCGCCCAAAAACTGATTGAACAGTTTGCGCTGGGTAATGTTGGTTTCGGCGAATGTCCGTTGCAGTTCGTTGCAGACGAAAAACTCCGCAAGCAGGAATTTAAGCACGGATTTTACGATGAATTGCGGGTCGGTCTTTTCAATCGGGCAGACCTCGATATACCGAATTGTGGTCGTTACCTCGCCCGTTCTGGCGTTGGTGCTGATGGTCTGTTTTGCCAGTACGACGGTGTTCGGGGTGCAAACGATGTTTTCGATTGCGGTGTTTTTCACGATGTTGATTGCCAATTCTTTCATGGTTGTAAGTTTTTGAAAGTTAAACATTTGTTTTTTGTTATGTTCGCAACAGGGCGTAATTTCCCCGTTGACGCTGTTACACGTTTTTTGCGGTTAGCGGGGAAATCAATCCCCGCAAACCTTATGTGTCAATCATTGCAACGCAGGGACACGGACGGGGTGTTTCAGAAACTACCCTAATGCGAGTATAACCCGCATAACGTTCGGTGTGCGTTCGCGGTGTTACCCGCGACAAAGCAACAAAGTTTCAAAGAGCGTTTTTTTGTTTCGTGTGTTCGGTCGTGTGTAGGCCGATTTTGAAAACAAAGATTAAAGAACGTTTGCAACTGCTTTCGCTTGTTCGTTGCGTTCGGTGATAGCTTAAAACCGATTTTTCGAATTTCCAAACATTTGTGAAAAATTTTTCCTACACGGGGCCTTTTCAAACCTTTTCTCAGTGGAACGCCTACGCGCGCGAGGAAACGCATGTCAAATGATTGATAATCAACGAGAAATAAAAAAGTGAAAAAATTTTTGTTTGGCTTGCTTTTCAAAGGGGACCGATTATTCGCATGAAAAAAGGCCGAAATTTCGACTTAATTGCACCTAACTCGTACTAATTCAATGTTTTACCTAATGTCGGTTAGTTGATTTTAGGGGCTGTTTCCGCTTTTTTGAGCGATGAACAACCGAAAAAGGGATATTTTTTTCACTTTGCAGTAAAGTGAAAAAGTGTAAATCATTGATTTTGTTTGTGTTATGTGAAATAAAAAGATCGGGGTGGGTATCCTCCCTGCTGCGTATTCCATTCGCTTCCCCGGGGTAAATTTTCAAGTCCCACTTTCTAATTATCTCGACCTAATTACAACTAAATATAAAGGATGCTTGTCAGCATTCTTTCTTCCCGCATATTATTTCTCAGATAAAGGGGATAGCGTATTTCATGCGTTTTCTCGCGGTTTGAATACTGATAATGCCGAAATCGAGATACAGGCATTTTTGCAAAACCAGAAAACGGTCTTCAGGCTATCCTTAACGACTATTTCAGATGGATGAAATGCAGTCTGGAAAGGTGAAAATGCTGATAGGTGGCTGAGATAAAATACGACTGTTCCCGGATCGGAGGTTTTTCGTTATTTTTAGTTCATGACGTCCTGTCAGCTTAAATAAAACTCAGAACTTCTGTTAATCTACCGAATAATTACCTTATATTTGCGTCTGTCAGTGCTGTTTAATGTATTGACGGAGCAAAAACGGCATGAGGAAGAGCAAAGAGCATATCAAGCGGTTTTTATCGACGGTACGGCCGTCTACAGAAAAAGATGCGGAGCGTATACGTCAGTTTTTTAGCAATCGTAAAGTCAAGGTAACCCTTACGCCTGATGATTCCGATGACAAACCGCGAAACACGATTACCTTTGAGCAACTCGAAGCGTGGTATACGGCTTCGCGTCCTACTGTCGGTGACGTGATTCGCATTCCGAACGGAGATCTCTGCCTGGTAACTCGTGAGCTGTGGAACTCCGTAGTCGTCGGAGTATCTCTTTCGCCGCGTGGAGAACTGACGCTTGCTGAACGCCATGTTTCGGACGGTCAATGGTCCCTCTCGTCTGAAGAAGACATCTCGGCTTTTCAAAAAGCGCTTTCTTCGCACGATTACGACTGGAACAGCCTCTATTACCGTTTGGAAAAGCGCAATATTCCCACGCAGCCCAAATTCGTCCGTCTAATGATTTTGGGGCGACCGGTAGGTGTTGGAATATTTCGATCGGTACTTCCCGATAATACACTGGCAATGTATTGTGTGATGATGGATGGAGCAAAAATCCGTTATCAGAGGGATCTGAATCTGGGTGATGCGGATGCTTTCAGTTTTGGCGATGCCTACGAAGCGCATCGGGCAGCCGTGCAGGAGGCTTTGGCCGAGGAAGGGCTCATCTGGCATTCCAAATGTTGCCGCATCGAAAAGAACTGCGCCCGAGCCAAGCTGGGTAAATCCTATTATTGGATTAACGGCTATCTGGACATCAAAGTTTCGACGGAAAAAAGCACCTCCAGCGACGATATTCGCTTCAAGCGAGGCAACTATTTCCTCAATCGTACTGTTGCCGAACGGGTGAAAGTCCGCATGATCGATCTCTGCAAAGACGAAATGACGGCCGCGGACAACTGCTGACCGCCACGCTTCGTCTATATCTCGATACTATCTCGTCTGTATCTCGTACAAGCGGTTACTAAACCCTCTTAAACCGTTATTCAATCATAAAAAAACAGATAAAGAAAAGCCGTCAGGCTTTTCTTCGAGCAACAGAGTCTTTTTGATACTTTTTCTTCAAGAAAAAGTATGTCTGTAGTCTGTATAATATATATCCGACTTTCCCTATACCCCAGATACCAATAAAACGGCAACTGAATAAAAACCAGATTTTACTCCCTCCAGCCCTGAAAATAAAATGGGGTTGCATGAATTGCAACCCCTCGTTCGGTTCCGGCCCGCAGCCCGCAGATCCGGCTTACAGCCTCAGTCGGTTAATCTCCTCGTCCGTTAGGTCAAGGAGCCCCTTGCTGAGCTGGAAGATGTGGAAATTGAAAAATTCAATGAGCCTGTCGACATTTCGCGTAGCCGATACGACCTGCACCAAACGTGCGTATGCCTCCTCGCAGAGTTCGTAATGCACGTAGTTGCGGCAGCTGTCGGTGGTCTTGATGACGAGTCCCATCTGGCAGAGTGTACGGGCGCAGCGATCGAAAGTATACTCTCGAAGCCCCATCCTCCGGCGGTATTCGGCGCGTGTAAAGTTCGTCTTCTCGCCGCGCCGGGCCAGATAGGCGATTTCTTTCATGTGCTTGAGGAACCGTTCCTCTTCGGGACTCAACAGGTATGAGAACCCCGGATAGCATTTTTCAAAAGATTCATAGCGTCTGTTCATCCTTCATTTTTTTCTGGTTGGGGTCTTCCGGCATGGCTTCATTGACATAGAAAAACTGCATTTTCCCTGCGATCATCGGCTTGTAGGTGTGATATCCCAGCGAACGGGCATACATCCCGACGTTTACCCTGTTGGCGATCCGGTAGGTGTGTTCTTCCATGTGGCGGGCCATTTCATCAAATGTCATTTTTCGTTTCAGTGCCATACGAATTGAGATTGGTTAGACTTGATTCTATCCAATAAGGATAGAGTCATCTCAACTGGTATGGTTATGATCGGATTCATTCCTATTCGATTCAAGAGCGTGGAGACAGTATTCCACAGCCTCGCGGTTCTCGGGTGCCGACCACGAGGCAATGACCTGCAGGATCGTGCGGGCTTGCAGTTGCGGGTCGGTGCGTCCTCCCGTAAGCAGATGCAGCCGCCCTTGTGTCGGGACCAGCCCGGCGTCGCGGAGCAGACACTGCCCGTCCTTATACATCACGCACCCGTCTTTGGTTGCCAGCAGTTGCACCATTTGCAGTTTTACTGTGCGTTTCTTATCTTCATCCCGCATTACAACGACTCCGGGGCGCATCATATTCCCGTATCCGTGCTGGTAGAGCCGTGCGATGTCGTGGGGCGTTCCCAGACACATCTGTTCGCGGCATAATTCGGAGCGCGTAGCGTCGACCGTTTCTACCTCTTTTCCCGCAACGGAGGCCAGTTCGCGCAGCAGCCGTAAAATTCCTTCAAGAGGGTCCATAATCAACCATTTCGTTTTGTCCACAGTTCGACGATGTACTCCCTGCCATGAGGCGTCCATCCATCGATCTTGTATTTATTCGTATATCGTGTTCGGTGGTTATACCATTCGTAAATGTGTATGTCTCGCAGGTGACGGTACTGAGCTTCTATGACCCACTCGTCGCGCACTCGTCTCTGCACGCCTTCTTCCATGAGAAACAGATTCAGGGAGATGGCACTTATGCCGAGTTCATTGGCAATCATCGTCGTGGAAAACCATTCCCGATCTTCGATAGTTTGTCTGTAATGTTCGTATTTGTAGCGGTTGGAGCTGATAAACTCGTTCTGTGTGCGTATGGTTTGCTGCTGGCTCTCGATCAGAGCCAGCGCATCCTCATAGTTAGCCGGCAATGGTTGCACCTGTTCCACAGTGTATGCTACGGCCTGTTCCGGATCGGATGTCCGCTGCTGCCCATCGAGAGGAATATTTCCGTTTCGGAGCAGGGATGCGAGTTTTTCACTGCACCATGCACCGAAGGGCGGCGAGAGCCATTCTGCGAACTGCATGCAAAGATGAATTTCGAGCCACGTCGCTCCGGAGGGACCGCGCGAAGTGATGATCTGACTTTGCTGGTCGGGCAAGGTTCCGTTTCCCACGAGCGTCTGCCTCAGACGGATTGTTTCGACGAGTTTGAGCCAGACGGCGGGTCGTTTGCCGAAGGGACGCGCCATTTCGGTTGCGTTGACCATATAGCGTTCGTTGTCAAGACGCACCGTAAAGCCATGGTCGGCATATTCGAGTACAAACGTATTCTGCGGAACGGCATCTGCGGCCCGTCCCACTCCAGAACTTTCCAAAGCAGAGATGTTACGAGCCTTTTGGAGCGTTTGTAACAGCTCCAGACTGCGTTCACGCAGCAATTTACTGCCACGGGCCATCCACTGCACAAACCTGACGGATTCATCCAGTGAGGCGTAAAGATTACGGGGATGTTCCGCATCGAGGATCTCCAGCGAGGGACATTTGCGGAGAGCCGTGCCGTCATGCACGAGAAGACTGCGGTTGAGCGCCGTGCACAGGTCGTTCACGCAGACCTTGCCGATATCGCCCTGCGGCGTACGGCTTACACGAATCATGTGTTGCCGGAACGGAATCGAGTCGATATGATTCATAAGATTTCGTCTTTAGGTTTCCTCTTTCGTCGCTGTGCACTCAACCGCCGCCGCGACATCTCCTTGGGGTCGTGATAGCGCCGCACTTCGCCGCACATGCGGTCGTACTCTTCGACGCGGAACGTCCCGAAATCCTCGTGCGGCACGATCTCCACCTTCTTCGGATCGTAATGCCGGAAATAGCAGCCGTAGCAGGAGATGTGGTGTCCCAGACAGCACAGGGAGATCGACTGGGCCGGAATGCCCATCGACTGGGAGGCGATATGCAGGGATTTGTGCATGGTGACCAATACGCCCTGCTTATTGAATACCAAGACGATTTTCGGATACTGAAAAATACTTTTTCCTACCATAATTCATTCAAGAGTTCTTAACGATCCTGTAAGTTACTGCCCGAAGCGGGCCTGATAGAGTAATCGGGTCATTTCGTCACTGAGCGTGACGCCGAGGCTCAAAAGCTCTTCCATGCGTAAAATCATATAGGGGCCGAACCATGGTTCGACATAAGTCATAAACGGAATGACGAGGCACTCTTCAAGATAAACCTCTCCCGAGCCATCCTTCACGGATAGTATCTCCCGCTCGAGACCGTGGGTTTCTATCAAAGGCGTAATCAGACAGTCGAGCCGGGAGAAGAACCCCTCGATACTGAGACTTGCATTGTCTGCACAAAGAAGTGGTTCCGACGCATTGAAATAGTAGAGACCGGTTTTCCGGTCGTGAAAAAATCTGATTCCTTCGACGAGCGGGAACTTACTTTCTGTACAAGGGGTCAGTTCCGCGGTTTGCATGGTTTCTTTTATCATAGTGCTATCATAGATGTCGGTGCAAATATATGTTTTAAGTTTGGAAATAAGATACTTTTTTGCAGATATTTTATTCGCATAATAATCTTTATATGAATACATTACAACAAAACAACATTGCAAAATCGAAGCTTTTGTATGTCAGTATTCACGATTTGTTTTTCGGCTCGTAGAACCTCGGATATTTGAAATTTTACGGTCAGCATTCGAATACCGCTCGTAATCAATTTTGCCCTATTTTTCCTACCCTTTTGCAAAGCGAAAAAAATGCAGGGGGACAATCTGAAGGGAAGCTTCAACCACCAATTATTGGAGTCGATTTTCAGTACGAGCAAGAAAGTCATTCAGGAATACGTGCGTGAAATCGAACGTTCGAACCGTTACAAATCAGTTCGCTCGAACGTCACGGAAGGTGTCGTTCTGGACGACCGCGCACGGTTGATCGATCTCTATGAAGCATGCCTACAACAGGATGCCCACATTCGGGCCGTATTGGAGACGCTCGTGAGCCAGATCCTCGGTGACCGTTACATGCTGGCGCGCCAAAACGAGAAGGGTAAGTACATCAAAGACGTGGCGCAAACCCAGAAGGTACAGGGCACACAGTTCGACAAGATTATCCGCGGTATCGTCGAGGCTAAACTCTACGGCTATACGTTGCTGGAGATTATGCCCGGCACGGACCCCCGCACGGGGCGCCTTCGGGAAGTGAATATCGTCGAGCGGCGCAATGTATTGCCGGACCAATGCCGTGTCGTGAAACGCCAAGGCATGTGGTCGCCCGGTTGGGATCTGACGGACAAAGCCTACCGCCGCAACTACATTCTCGTCAATACGGGCGATTTGGGGCTCTTTTCTGCCACGACACCACTGATTCTGGCCAAGAAGTTCACTGTGGCCAACTATGTGAATTTCAGTTCGACTTATGGTCAGCCGATTATTCACGGCAAGACCGTATCGGAAAGCAACGCCGACCGCAAACGTCTGGCGAACGAGATTGTCAATGCCGCACAGAACAAGGTCATCGTCACGGGGCTTGACGACGAGATCGATATCAAGGCCTTTACGATGTCCAACTCGGAAAAGATCTACACGGGGCTTATCGAGTTCGTGAACAAGGAGGTTTCGAACATGATCCTCGGTTCGGAATCCATGGCCGGGGCCACGCAGTCCTATGTGGGCTCGACCAAAGCGCATCAGGACATCTTCCGCGAGCGCATCGAGGTCTACCGCCGTTTTATCGAGAACGTGATGAACGAGGAGGTGCTGCCCTGTCTGGTAAGCATGGACTATATCGAGCCGGGGCTGGAGTTCAAGTACAGCAACCGCATAGAAATGAACAATGAAGACCGTATCAAACTCTACGGTCTTCTGACGGACAAGTACGAGATCGCTCCGGATGAGGTGGAGAAGGAGTTCGGCATTCATGTAGGCCGCCAGCTCAATGTCCTGCAGCTCACGGAGGGACTCGCGGCGGGAGGCTCCGGCGAGGGGCGCGTGAGCACCAACGACCGCCATATCATGTCCGACGAGGAATACTACAAACGTTATGGCCATGGCCGGGGCGCCCGCGAGGTGGTAAATTTTATACGGGGACCGAAGTAAAGGCCGCAGCTCCGCTCCCGGATAAAGACGACGGCACGTACGAGATGCTCTATGAAACTTTCAATCGCCTGCTCGCCCAGTGGACGGACAGTGCCGCACGGCTTTCGGCTTTCGAAGAGCTTATCGAACTGCGAGCGGGGACGCTTATCGGATGCGTACTCGATGGTCTGAGAATCGACATGGAGGGAGCTATCGAGATTCTGCGCGGCAAGAATGATTTCACGACCGATCTGGAACGCCGTAGGCGCGACATACTTGTTGCGGGGCTTGAGAACATGATCGATTTTGCGGCGGCTGAAGAGTACACCATGCTGTGCGAGATCCCGGCAAATATCGAGGAAAGAGACATGGAGCATTATGATCGTATTTTCAAACGCTACAACGGCTACACCGCCGAGCAGGAAAATCTCGACGCGCGATTTGCCGCTGCGATGGCAGCATGGTGGATTACCGTATCGGAAGAGAGCATATTGACATTCATGACACAAGGCGATGAGCGCGTGCGACCGTGGCACGCATCGTTGGAGGGCGTGAGTTACCCCAAACGGGTGTTTCCTGCGGAACTGATCCCGCCTATCGAGCACGGATGTCGCTGCTACCTTACGGCCACAGGGTTCGGAACTGTAAACGGAGCTATTCGTGAAACGTCCGCTGAAATACGGATCAACCCGACCTTTCGTGAAAGCCTCTGCCGGGGCGGACGCATCTTTGCAGCAGAGCATCCCTATTTCCGTCGTCCGTTGTCTCCTTCCGTACGACAGACCGTACGAAGGATCAAACAAAAATTCAATATCGCATGAAAGAGCTGACTCCCGACCAGTTTTTCAAACAATGGCTGCGGTTGGGGCCCGCCGCAGCTACGGTGAGCCATTTCGAGCGTCAAGTGTTCGACTTCACTTATCAGGCCGGACGTTTCGCCGAAGACCGCTTCCTGCAATCATTTCGTCAGGGCGGATTCTACGGCACGGGGCAACGATGGAAAGAACGTACCTCACGTTGGGGACGGCGCCGATCGCATCCCGTACTGCAACATACGGGGCTGCTGAAGTCGAGTATCGACGGAATGTTGCACAGCGATAACAAGAGTACGAAACCTGCTCCGGGGCGCAAAGCCGCCTTCCGCCGCTGGATAACCTACACTGTCGAAGCAGCCCCCAAGAGCGTGGCCATGAAGGGGCACCGCGGGGTGCGCCGCACGGGTTCCACGACCTATGCCGCCGTGCATAATGCCCCGGACGGGACCTATTGGAGCAACCAATACCACAAGAGTCGGTCCGTGCAGCGGCAGTTCATGGGACATAACTCCAGACTCACAGCCGAGATTGCGCGCTACTACGCATACATTTTCAACGGCCTCCCCGGAATACCCAACGCACCTACGCCATGATCAAAGAAAAGAAGGAGATACGGCACGTAGAAACAAAAGCGGCAGAAGCGCCCAACGTAACGTTGCCCGAAGAGGTGAGGCAGAACGCACTTGCGGAGATGTATTTCGCCGTACGACGTGCTTTGCTTACGATCCGCGAGCGAGAGGATGATCCGCAAAGTCCGCCATTTTTCAAAACCGTCGCCATAGACAACGGTCAGTTCGCGCGCATCATCCTCGAAAACAATACCGAGTATGAAGTAGCCTTCCCCGCCATATTCATCCACTACACCAACGTCCGCTATCTGGTGCAACAGCAGCGCATTGGCGAAGGGCGTGCTACGATGCGCGTACGCTTTATCCTCGATACTTTGAACAATTCCGATCCGGAAGTCGAGACATGGCCGTTCGAGGTATTCCAGCGGGTCAATCAGGCCATTCAAGATGCAAAGGACCATGAGCCGGCGCTCAACGAGCGGTGTCAGTTGCTGTACTTCGACATGCCTACCTCGACGAGTATGCTGCAAGCCTATTGGGTAGACTACGAGGTATGGTTCCGTGAGACATCCGCATGGAAGTACCGCAACTGGGTGGAACGCTATCTCGTCATGCCGCCCTTTACCGATCACAACGATGCTCCGCAACATGACTCGGAGGGACACGGCAGCCACCGTAGTCCTACGGACCGCGAAGCGATACGGATACAGCCCTCCGTGGAGGGGCCCGATCCGGAACTCCCTGAAGAGAACGGAGGATAAAACACGAGCGGCAACTTTGTAGATTGCCGCTCGTGTTCCGTCATGTTCGCTCAGAGTATGATCGCCTTTGCCGGATCGAAGCTGCGATGTTCGCCGAGCGAGACATAGCCCAGCTGGTTCGAAAGGCACTGCGTACGGCCGATCATCCGGTCGATATTGCGGTGCGAATGTCCGTAGATCCAGTATTCGACGGGGCTGGCTTCGATGAAGCCGTGCAGATCCGTGACGAAGGCGCCGTTGAGTGGGCTGCCCAGAAACTCCGGGGCCAGTAACTCGAAGCTGGGCAGGTGGTGCGTTACCACGACGATATGTGCTGCCGCGCTGCGGCGTATGGCGTTGTGCAGGAAGTGGAAACAACGGAAGTGTTCCTCGTTGAAGCGCACCCAGTCCAGCAGCCTGTCGCCGCAGCGGATTCGGCGGAAGTCGTTGACGGCAGCCTGCGTATGGAGAGCCATTTCGATGTTGATCGTCGACCACATGGGCGAGAGAATCAGTTCCGTATCCCCGAACGTCAGCGTGTCGTTGTAATGGTATGCGACGTTGGAACGTATCCTGAGCCGCCAGCCCTCGTGCATCCCGTCAAGGTCGAAACCGCCGTAGAACTCATGGTTGCCGGGGATGACGGCCACCTGTTCGTAATGATCCGACGCCCAATCCCAGAAGGGGTGCTTCGTGCACTCCTTGCTGCCGAGGTAATGGCTGTCTCCGGCCACGACGAGTACATCGCCCGTAACCTGCAAGGGATGATCCTTCAGGTAGCGCGTGTTCTCGGCCAGTTTCAGATGCAGATCGGAGGCGTATTGGAGGCGTAGCATGGCTCGAAACGGCTAATAAAGCAATCCGAGCATCCAGAGCGGAATCTTATTTCCGAAGCCGAATTCGATATCGTCGGCAACGACATATGAATTTTCGACTCCCTGAATCTGCTGATTGGTTTTTCTTTTTCCGCCGATTTCAAGCGTATATTTTCTGTCCACCAATACATCGCCCCGGTCGATATAGTTTACCGTATGCTTGTATTTGAGCTGGTTGATGACGAACGTTTCGCGCATGTTGCCCATATCGGTATTGTCCGGCGCCAGAACATAGGCCATATTGGGATTGTCCAGATAGATCTTATCCGGTTTCTGGAGCAGGGAAATACCGTCGTTCTCCTTGTAAATGGTACTCAGCAGTCGCGCCTCAGCCAGATAGTACAGGTATGCGATCAGCGTCTGGCGCGATATGCCTATCCGCTCGCTGAGCTTATTGACATTGGGAATGAAAGGCGCGGACGACGCCACGATCTGTAACAGCTGCTTTATCTTTTGCACATAGGCGATATCCATTCTGCGGAGCAGCGGCAACTCGATCTCCAGAATCATATTGACCACCTCTTCGAGCCGGGAATAATACTGCTTTGGGGTTTCCAAATAGAACGGGTAATAACCGTTACGCAGGTAGTCTGCAAAATATTTCAGCGGCTTGGTACGGGCAAGCACTTCGCGTGAGATCGCCGTATGGTCGTTCAGGACTGCCTCCAGTGTTACCTTCTCCAATTCCGTCTTATGGTACATGCCCATATATTCCCGGAAAGAAAGACCCTGCATTTCATAGACGATGGCACGGCGCGAGAGGTCGGCACGGGCATTCAGTATCTCCAACAGCGAGGAACCCGTGAAGACGATTTGCAACTGCGGGAAATCGTCATAGAGGTTCTTTATCTCCTGCGACCACGAAGGGTACTTATGCACTTCATCGAGAAAAAGATGACGTCCTCCCCGTTTGACGAATTGGTCTGCCAGGTCGTAAAGTCTGTGACTGGAAAACCATATATTGTCCAAATTGACGTACAACGCCTCTTCGGAATCTCCGTAATGGGTCTTGACATACTGAAGTATCAAGGTGGTCTTGCCCACGCCTCGTGCCCCTTTGATACCTATAAGCCTTGAACTCCAGTCGATCTCCGAGGCTAAAGAACGAATGAAATCGGTCTGGACGAATGATAAACGCTGTAAATACCTTTCACGTAATGATTCCATACTTGTTCTGTTAAGTTCACCTTGCAAATATACATATTTTCTGTTAAGTGCAATTAACAGTCTCCGCCTATTTTTGCAAAGTCCGGATTTCAATCCATGAAAAATGCCATTTTTTCGGAATACAATCCAAAAATATAAGGGGAAAGCCTCCCTTAAACCCTTTCTTCCTCGAAGCTCTATCCTTCCCAAAAGGCAAGGATGGAGAGGCAATTCAAACATATCACAGGCGAGATGCGCCGCGGCGAGGTCGCTACGCTTCGCTTCTACGGTAAGATCACCGAAACCTCGGCCGCGCACTTCAATGAGGAGTTCGACTATGCGGAGAGTTGTTCCCCGTCGCTGATCCGTGTGCTTATCAATTCCGAGGGCGGATCGGTGCTGCACGGCATGAGCATATATTCCACGATCCGCAATTCCCGAATACCTACCGAGTGTATCAATGAAGGTATGGCCGCATCGATGGGATCAGTGCTTTGGGCTGCCGGTGAGCGGTCGCTGATGCGCGACTATGCAATCCTTATGATTCATAACCCCTTTCTGCTATCGGCCGAAGACGAACGGGCCAACGACATGGTTACAGCCTTCACACTCCAGATCCGCACCATATATCGCAAACGGTTCGGTCTCACGGAGCAGCATGTCACGTCGATCATGGACGGAAAGGCAGGGAAAGACGGCACCTACTTCGATGCCGAAGGTGCCGTTGCCGCAGGTATCATTCCGCAGGAGAACATTCTGGAGACCTCACCCCAGTTGCGCGAGAGAGTTCGCACGGAACTCTCCGCATTGGAAGACGCAGTCGCCATCCGTTCGATGATGGGCCGTATCAGTGCCGAGGCAGAGGGTTTCAAACCATCCGGCATTTCGGAGCCTACTCTTAATCGAACCATACAAAAACACAGTACGATGAGCAACGAAAGCAAAACTTCGCCCGAATATTCCGCCGTAGCGGCGACTCTCGGCCTGAAGGACGACTGCCAGCCCAAGGACGTGATGGCCCGCATCTCGGAACTGATCTCCATGGAGGCCCGTTTCCGCGAGACACAGAAAGAGTTGAGCGACACGAAGACTGTCATGGCAGGCAAGGATGCTACGATTCAGAACTTACAGACCAATGTGGCCGAATTGACCGCCTCCCTCAAGGTTTATCAGGACAAGGAGGCGCAGGAAAAAATCGCCCGTATCGAGGCGATGCTCGAAAAAGCCAAGAACAAGATCCCGCAGGAGGACCTTCCCAAGTGGCGCAAGCTCGCAGAAGAGAATCCCGACTTGGTGGAGAGTACATTAGAGAATATCCCCGCCGTCGAGCAGATATCCAAAGAGATCGCCTCGGATCAGGCCGGTGTGCAGGCTGCCGCTGCGGCGGCCAAAACGGCAGAGGAGAAGATGGCTGAAAAGGTCTCGAAAGTCGTGGGCGAAAACTTCGAGTTCCGCACGCTCAAATAGTCCATATCCAATCAGCAAGACGCGGTCCGGACCGCCACCAAACGTAACTGGCTATTACGGTTGTGACAGATTACCAAGCTGAACATTAGAACACTAATTGTCACAACGATAATGGCTGACACGGTAACATTCTTACAAAACGGTTATAACGGAGAGGTCCTCGAAGACCTTCTGACCTACACCGCTCAGGGCAACGACACCTTCCGAGAGGGACTTGTCCATATCAAATCGGGAATCCAGCACAAATACACGTTGCCGGCGATCAAACTGGGCGATGTCATTCAAGACAATGTCCCTACGCCTTTGAGCACACATGGAGCCAAGGGCGCTAACGGGGAGAACGAATACCAGTTCACGGAACGCTACCTCGAACCGCAGGAGTTCATGGTCTATCTGGAGTTCAACCCGCGTGACTACGAAAAATACTGGAAGTTCGCGCAGCCGGACGGCAACCTTGTCTTCCGGGAACTGGACCCCAAGATTCAGGCTACGATGCTCCGGCTGCTGATGGATAAGAAAAACGAGTATATCGGCAACGCCATCTGGACTTCGGCCAAGGGCGGCAAGGCTGCGGCGGGGATCACGAACCCCGCAGGCTGTATCGAAATCGGACGCGGCAAGGAGAAGTATTTCGACGGCGTGATCAAACGCATCATAGACAACGTGAACGCCACGGACGCCGAGACTGTTGCCGGAGGCCAGTGCATCGTCTCGGGAAATACGGAGCTCGCGGACGGCGCAGCCGTAGAAGCGGCTCTCTACGCCATGTGGAAGAAGTGCCCCAAGCAAATCCGCAAGAAGTCTTCGCTCTCTTTCATCATCGGATGGGACGCATGGGACGCTTATGACCAGTATATCTCGGACAAACAGGTCAAGTATTCCGAGAATACCGAAGTCAACCGCTACCGGTTCAAGGGCAAGAAGATCATACCCATTGTAGGTATTCCGGAGCACACGATCCTGCTGGGCGAGTTTTCCACGGGAATGGAGTCGAACTTGTGGCTCGGCGTGGACTACGCCAATGATACCGAGGTGCTGAAGGTAGACCGCCTGCAGTCCAACTCGGAGCTCTTCTTCTTTCTGATGAGGATGAAGATGGACGTGAACATCGTGCGTCCCGCAGAGATCGTCATCCACACGGCATACAAGAAATCATAAACTCACTGCGAACTAATCCGCCGGGGACCGGGGCCGGACTCCGATCCCCCTTTTTCAATCGCACACGACCTATGGCAAAGAAAATAACCGCAGATACCGCTCCTGCGGCTCCGATGGCTGCGGAGGCGATGCCGGCCCCGGCGGCCGAGTCCCCTTCAGGCGATGACAATGCGGCTGGAAGCCCCGAAAACGAAGTCATTCCCGATTCGGATCAGGACGTCGATAATCCGCAATCCTCGGTGTCAACGCCCGATTATGCAGACCATTTGTTAGGAGTTTTCGACCAGTATCCCAAACTCTATATCGACCGTCAGGGAAGTACCTACACCGAAGATACTCCGGCATTCATCCGCGCGGATTCCGCACTTTTCGAGAACCCTCACTACAAAGCATAAACCCCGATGGCATTAGGAAACGTATTCATCAAAGACGTCGACGGCAACATTCCGTATCAGTCGCCCTCCGATCAGGAGCGTGTCACGGGTTTGCTCTTCGATGTATCGCTCCAGCCGGAACTCTTCACGGTCGGCTATGGCAAGATCAATGAGAATAAGCTCAAACTGAACGATGTGGTGTATATCACCAGCCGCAAGTCCTCGATAAACGATTTCGGCATTATCGAATGGAGCGACATCATGGACCCCGATCAGGAAATGACGGAGAACTTCATGTACGGCATCCCCGCATACCACATCCGCGAATTTTTCCGCATGTCGGGCGGTGTGGACAGTAACGGAAAGCTTTATGTCATGTTCGCGGACTGCTCTAAGGACTGGGATGCCATAGACATCATGCAGCGCGCTGCAGGCGGCATGATCAACCAGCTTGGCATATGGACCGAGCAGCCGATCTGGAAGCAGAGCGGCGAAGCGGAGCAGTACAACCTGAATCTCGTAAAAAGTCTCAACGACAAGGCCGAGGCTATGGCCTCGCAGAACCAGCCCCTGTCGATCATACTCGCGGCGAACCCTTCAACGACAGGTGCCTCGACTACTGCGGGCAAACAGATAGACCTTTTGAAAATACCATCGGCTATCTGTGAGTCGAGCCGTGTGAGTGTCATCTTCGGGCAGTCGGCCTGCAAGATGGTTCATCGAATACAGCACCGCAATCCGAACAACTCTCCTGTCGGGTTCCTCGGAGCCGTGATGGGAGCCATAGCCAAGGCTAACGTACAGGAGTCCGTAGCGTGGGTCAAGCAGTTTAATCTCTTCGCAGATGACTTCCAGGAGATCGAGCTCGGGTTCGGGGACACGAACCTCGACGCCGACGATGAGTTCGTGAGCCTAAACGCTTACGAATCCCTCTCGCTGACTCTGCTCGACGAGCTCGATGACAAGGGATATATCTTCCCGATCAAGTATGCCGGACGCGAGAACGGCATCTACATCTCGCGCGACCAGACCTGTTCGCACGGAGACTATCGTACCATCGCCCGTAACCGCACGATCAACAAGAGCCGGCGTCAGGTGCGTGAAGCGCTGCTGCCGTACGTGAACTCGCCGTTGATGGTCAATCCTTCGACGGGTTATCTGGCCGCTTCCAAGATCACGGCTTTCAAAACCCTGATCGGCGACATCCTCGCAAAGATGCAGGCCGCACAGGAGATCGCAGGATATGCCGTAACGATCGACGAGAAGCAGAATGTATTGGTAGACGATACGCTCCGTATCGGATACGTTATCGTCCCGGTCGGCGTAGCCACACAAATTTACGTCGAAGAGGGACTGTCATTAACCGCAAAATAATCGCACTATGCCTGTAATCAATAACGTAGCCTATTCGTGGTCGATGATCACCCTCTCCTCGACCGCTCTGGGCATCGAGGAGGGATCAACCACACTCGAAGGGGTGTCGGGCATCAAGTGGAGCCGCAAGCGCAAGATCGAAAGCAATTACGGTCTGGGCGGAAAACCCGTAAGCCGCGGATTCGGAAATATCGTCTACGAAGCGTCGATAACGATGGACTACGCTACGCAGCAGACGCTACGCTCAATTTACGGTTCGTTGTGCGATATCGGAGAATTCGATCTGATCGTGTCATTTGCAAATCCATTGGCGTCAGATGATTGGACCACAACTTCGGTGGTCTTGAAGGGTTGCATCTTCGATGAAGATGCCATGGAGAGCCAGCAGGACGACACGAACATCACGCATGAATTTCAGCTTCATCCTTTCGACATCCAAATCGGCAGCTCGACACTCTGACGGAAAATCGGCAATACAAGAAGAGAAATTATATATGGACCCGGAGGGCGCAGGTATTCATGCCTGCGCCCTCCGCGTTTCAGAAGGTTCAGGAGATGCATACCTATCTGGCGTAGGAGAACCTGTCATCCGTATGATTTAAGAAAAACAGGTTTATTATTTGCTGTAATTTTACACTCGAATAATTAACTTTCAAATTTATGGCCAGTGTAAAACTTTTATTGAACAAGTATCGTGCACGTCGAGACGGTACTTATCCTCTTGTATTTCAACTGATCCACAACCATCAGAAGAGGTTGCTCTACACACCCTATAAACTGTATCCGGAGGAGTTTGATGTCCGGAACGGCAGGGTGCTTCATCTCTCGAACGACCGTCGCAATCTGCTGGAAGTGAAACGTATCAATCGCGACCTTGCCCTACAGCGTAAAAGCCTCGACAAGCATATCGAAGCGCTCGAACTGCGCCGGGAGGAATACACCGCGGCGGACGTACTCTTTCGCTACCAGGTCGAACACGACAACCTGAGCCTGCTGCACTATGTGGATATGCAGATCGGACGCAAACAAAAACAGAACAAATACGGCATGGCTGCGGCCCTGCGCAGCACACGGTCGTCGTTGGCGACATTTTCCGGTCTGAAGATTTTGCATCTGAACGATCTGAACGCCCCCTTTGTCCGGGCTTACGAGGATTTTCTGATGCAGCGTGGGGTCTGTCCGAACACCGTCTGTTACTATATGCGGAATCTGAAATCGATCTTCAACCAAGCCGTGTAGGACGGATATCTGATGACAACAGTCAATCCGTTCCGCTTCATACGGGTCAAACAAACCAGAACGGTCAAACGTGCACTTAAGCGCGATACGTTGCGCCGGTTGTCAGACCGAGATTTCTCGCAGTATCCGCACCTCGACATGGCGAGGGATCTGTTCCTGTTCGGATTCTACTGCCGGGGTATGTCGTTCATAGATATCTTGCACCTGAAAAAAAGCGATATTAACAATGACGTAATCGGCTACCGCAGACACAAAACCAACCAATGGCTGCAAGTTGCAGTAACGCCGCAACTCGAACGGCTCATGAATAAATACTCCAACCCTTCGCAGTATGTGTTCCCGATATTGAAGGACGTTCCGGAAGAAGAGCAATACCACATTTATCGTCTTGCGTTGGAGCGTGTTAACAGAAATCTTAAAAGAGTGGCTGAAATGTGCAATGTAGCGATTTCGCTAACCACACACATGAGCCGCCACAGTTGGGCTACACAAGCAAAGGAGATAGGGGCTCCAATTGCCGTTATCAGTGAAGGATTAGGACACACTTCGGAGAAAACCACCCGGATTTACCTGAAAGAGTTCGATCGTAGTATCGTGGATGCAATCAACGAGAAAGTTTCTGCATTGTAACAGATACACGCAGGTAAAAAGCTATCCACCGTGTATATTCATATTTTTTTGTATCTTTGATAACCTCTCTATTCACAATAGAGATTGATACTTTCATTACTGCATCTATTTTCGATTGCAAAATTACCTCATTCGATTAATAATAAAGCTAATTTTATTGCCATTTTTTTTATCTTTTCAGCCAAACTGTCGTCCCCCCCCCTCTATAGCAGCAAATTTGCTTATTTTAATCTTCTGAACGATCCTGTGTATAATTTGAGATACCGTTAATGCACGGAAAAAAATCGGACGGCTCGTCAATCTTTATCCTATCTCCATTTGATATTTTGCCAACAATTGTGTCGGCGTAAGCTGAAAATGCCGTTGGCAAAACTGGGCAAATGAAGCCGGTGATGCAAAATCCAATCGTTCGATGATATCGGCAATACTCACATCTGGCTGGGTTGCTTCATGAATAATCCGCTGACAGATTTGTTGCAGCATCCACTTCTGAGGCGAAACGTTAAATTCACGAGTGAACTTACGATAGAAAGTTCGTTGGCTCATGTTCGACATTTCGATCAACTGGGCCAATGATGTGCATTTCGGGGCGTTTTCATAAACAAATCCCCGAAAATCGAACGATTTGGCGATGATTGGGTAGAATAACGTCGCTATTTCTTCCTTCGTGTAAAAACCACGGAAATAGAAGAACACCTCTTTGTGCTTCAATTCGTGCAGGTGAGCACAGTTCATACCGTTTTTCAGACAATATACCAATAGGTCGAGGAATGCAGAAAGCGGATAACGGATTTTTACCGGTTGAAAATCGTATGTTAACTGCTCGCATAATTCATACAGATTTTGTAATATCAACTTATCACAGCCACTCATCGGCGCGGCAAAAGCCATATCCACAAATTTGAGCGGAGTGCTTGCTTTTCCAGAAATGGATGCCATACGTGGTAGAAGGATCATTTCTCCTGCTTGAAATGTCCGATTAACGAATTGATTGCAGGAAAGGACACAATTACCTTCCATAAAAAACACCAAATGATTGTTTTGTAAAGATTGATACATGATTTGCTCATCTGCATCGATTTCCCGATAGAGCCAGCCGGTTCCGATATCTGCCATGTAATGATTACACGTCAAATGCTCTCCTATATATAATAGGTCGTTTCGTAAGAGAGAATTTTTCAT